CGCGAGTTCGAGTCTCGTTTGCCGCTCGATGAATAGAGAGCTTAATATTCTGATAGTTAGGCTCTCTATTATAAAATCCACCGTACCATTAAAAGATTAAAAAAAAGGTATTTCTGTCCAGTGGTGGACGAAATCACTTGTCGAAAACGAGTCCTTTTAATTAATCTATTATGGCTACTATCAAATTAACAATTATTCCTGCAAAGAAGTTAAAAAACGGTTCTCATAAAATTAGAATCGCAATATGTCATAAGCAAGTGACAAGCTACATTGTTACCCGTTTCGTAATAGATTCTGAATCTCAATTTAAAAATGGTCAAGTTGTTAAACGAAATGATGCGGCTATCATTAATACAAAGCTGAGAAATCTTCTTAATTTATATCAGGAAAAACTAGATAATATAAGAAACATAGGTCTATATACAAGTGCTCAACTGAAGAATATGTTAGAAAATTCGTCCAGTGATGAGATTCCTACTTTTGCTGAAATATGTAAACTGTATATTAAAACTTTGTTAGAAAATAACCAAAAAGGATATGCTGGTATCATGGATAGGAGTTTACGTAAATTTACAGAATTTACAAATGGAGATCTTCTTATCACAGATATAAATAAGGATATTATCAGTAATTATGATAAGTTTTTGAGAAAAAAATCATTGTCGAAAGCTTCGATTTCTATAGAATTAAGAAATATAAAAACAATAATCAATCGTGCTATTAAAGAGCATAATGTTATAATACAAGAGCATCCATTTAATTCTATTAAAATATCGGCATCAAGGGTAAGAGATATATGTGTTAGTGTCGAAACTATAAATATGATTAGATTATCGAACCCAACAAGTAAAAAATTAGTTATGGCTCGTGATTTATTTTGCCTATCATTCTATTTGGGCGGGATAAACCTTATAGACTTATTAGATATAGATTTCCGAAATATGAATATAATTTCATATATAAGACAAAAAGCAAAGAATATGACAGATGAACAAGTTGTTACTAGTTTTGATATTCCAGAATGCGCAAAACCAATCATAAAAAGATGGATAAATAATAAAACCGGGAAATTAGATTTCGGATACAAACTGTCATATAATAATTTTAGGAGCTATTTGTCAAAGTGCATACAAAAAATGTGTGAGGAGTTGGGGATAAAGGAAAAGGTTGTTTATTATTCAGCGAGGAAAACATTTGCTCAAATGGCATCTGAATTAGGCGTTCCAGATTCTATTATCGATTATTGTTTGGGACATTCTGATACATCAAGAGGTGTAATACGATATTATACAAAAGTAAGGAAACAGCAAGCTTCATGTGTGATAAATCTTGTTATTGATTATGTAAACAATCCAGACAAATATGACATCTCTAATTTACAATACATCAAGTTAATTAAAGGAGAATAAAATATAGGCTGCCTCAAAATAGAATCTGGGACAGCCTATTATATACAATCAGCTTACAAATGCTATAATGTGCTTTGTGAGAAATCTAAATCATAATGTATGTTACCTTCTTTTTCTTTAAAAAAATTACCAATACAAATAAGTTCAGGAAAATCTGAAGTCCAAAAAGATACAGATTTTGTCGGTTCAGAAGAAAAATCCATTGTTAACAATAAAGATTTAGCCTTTTCTTCGCATAACTTTTTTAGCACTTCGAAACTATCGGTCGTTTTTCCAATGCAAATTTGTTGATTTGAATTATTCATATTACGCTTGTTTTTATATTTGTTGAATGTATTATCTGTTTGTTTTTTCTCTTTTAAAGTTACATCAATTCCTACAATCTCACAGTATTTAAGGAAGTTTTTCAAGTTGACATTCTTCCCACTTTCAATGGCAATGACTGTTCCAAAGTTCATACCCTGTTTCCAGATATTATATTGGGACAGTCCCTTTTCTTCGCGAATCTTACGCACTTGTTTCGATAACTCTTCTATTGTCATACTCCTATTAATTCCTTCTTTATCGCCTCTAAAAATGCGATAGATGTTAATACCGTATTCCTATAATTATAATCACTACCTGCTGCAATTGCATTCTTACGACCGTCTAAAATCAGCGTATCAATGAACAACACCATTTGCCGAACCGTAATATTGCCGATGTCTGCCGAGAATGTCGATAGCGATGTATAATACTTCATAGCCTGTTTTAAAAGGCCTCGTATCTTAGTTTTATCAGGATTTTTACCTGTAATACGCTTAATGCTTATCTTTGCGGAAATATTAGATCCTGACAATCCGGGCTCTATGCGGTAATCCTCTCCGACTTCCTCGACAATACCGTCTATATACTCGACTTTGGCGATGAATCCATTGTCTATGTCCGAGCAGTATATGAAGTCGACTTCTCCGAACTTGTGCGCCCGGTTATGGTCTACAATGAATAGTGGAAATTCCCTTTTCATTCTTCGTCCTCCTCGTTTTCCTCGTCGTCATCGACTTTAACAAGATGTTCAAGATCTTCGCTTATATACCCTTTATACTCCCTTATGGCTTCCAATTCCGAGTCGCTGAGGTCGTCTATATCCTCTATCTCGATAGTATAATATCTGTCATAATCACCATCGAAGTCTATCTCTCCTGTTCTTCCGTTCTCGTCGTCCTCACTAACGACAGTGCCCACTTCGTCTGCAATATAGGGTTTGCAGAACCTCCCATGCTCGTCCCTGTCTTTCGTGAACAAGCGATCTGACAACATGCTACACACATCTGAGAATGTTTCTTCTCCGACAAATTCAACATGACCGGGGTTAAAGAATCTGCCACCTCGGCAAACATGAAATGATAATACCATTGTTCTTTTCGTTTCCATATATAAGTAATTTTTATTTATAATTATTTGCCCCATACTGGTGTATAACAATCTTCAAGATTTATGTTATTCTCGATCGCCGAACAGGCAAGTATCCATGCTTGCTTACTCGACATGTTGGCAATCTTGAAACTCGGATAAGTGCATTTTTCATCTATCGTTTTGGCCACATTGGAGGCAAACACATTCAACTTGATTATTTCGTTTAAAAACCGATAGAACGGGTTGAAATGCAACTCATACGAATTGTTATTATTCCATCTTTCATAGCTAGCAATTTGTTGAAGTCTGTTGGATAATTCCTGAGCTTCTTTGTATTGTTCTGTACCTTTCTGTAACATGACTCTATTTTAATTGGTTACTGTTTGTTTTTGATTACATGTTAAAGATACTACATTTTATTGTATATACAAAATATTATAGTATAAATGTTTTATGATTTATCAATATTTAACAAAACGAATGATGTGGAAAATTTTCCGCAAAAATGATTGACATAGAATTAAACACGAATGCCGGAGCTTCTCACCCCGGCATTTCCCTGTTCATCATTTGCATTTCCGAATATTCCTTTGAAATTTTCGCCTCATTCTCCTGTTCAAAAGACCGTTATCGGCAAACCGATTCAAGGTATCCTTCTCTTCCGGCGAAAGCAGGTTATAAACCTCCTTCCTCGACTTGCCGGAACAGATGGCTTGTATGATTTTAGCTATCTCCATGTACTTCCCGAATTAATTTCTTTCTGCAACACTCACATAGGAACTTCTTCGCCACGGGGAACATCTTCTGCCCGATATATCCCCGAAGGTACTGTTCTTCCTCCCCATAAGGGTCAACACCGAACGTCCGGGATATATGCCTGCACAAATGCCCCTTTTCATGGTCCCAAGAGTTTTGGAACTGTTCGGGACTCGTCGTCATGGCAATTACCATCACCGTCCGTCGATGCTCGAAATTGGAATAGGTAAGTCCTGTATTCAAGTTACCGGACGACAAACTTCTGAAAGCATTTTCCAGATTACTCCCCGTACAACCGATCCGTTCCAGCTCCCGGAGTATGGTGTTTGTCCAGTAGGTGGTAACGGCGTAAAAAACCCTTACGTGCCAGTCGTATTTCGCTATGTAGAAATCCTGAACAATCATGTTTTATAACATATCTTCCCACATGATCGGAGTACCCGAACCTATACAGTCGGCATAGAAACGTGTAAAGGGCAACCCGTCGTAACCGTCAGGGTCGTCGATATAGTCCTTTACAAAAAGAGCCAAATGGGTATCGTCGGGAATCGATGATTTCAAATAGTCGGCCTTACCCATATTGGCGACAAATACATGGTCGTACCCTTTGGCCTTTTCCAACTTCACGCCCGCCTGTGTCAAGATGACCTCTACATCTTCTTTCGAAAGGGCTTTTATCTCCTCCTTCTTTCCGGTGGCCTTGTTTTCGGCCTTCATTCTGGAAACCGCCCACTCGCACATGTTCTTGGAGAAGTGCCAGCCGTATCGGGAAAGGTACTCCGTCATGCCGGAGGGGAAAATATCATAAATGTCTAATCGTTGGTTCATAACACTGCTTTTTTATGTTTTTGAAAAGAGAGGGGATTTCTCCCCTCCCGATTAATAGAACTCGCCGTTGGCCCGTCTGCGTCTGCGTTCCCCCATTTCGTCATAGTACGAAGGAGGATAACCGGGAGTATAACGGTTGTTCATTCCACCGGAAGAACCTCCGCCATAATTCCCGCCGCCGTAACTGCCGCCATTATTGCCACGGAAGCCCATATCGCCGCCCTGCATTTCCCGCATGGCAGCTTCATAGCCTTTCTTGTAGCCGTGCTCGCAACCTTCCTTGTAGGCCATTTCGAGCTCTCTTCCGCCGCGTTCATTGAATCCTTCATATCCACGGCCTTCTTCTAATATTGACCACATTCCCATATTACTTTTTGTTTTTAGTTTCAGCAACACCGAGCTGTTCCATCAGTTTTTTGTTCATGGCCATTAGGTCGGCCATGCTTCTGCTCATTTCGGACATCTGCCCTTTGAGGGTGGCAATCTCCTGCTCCTGCCTTTGCTTTTCCGCAAATTCGGGATTCAAAACTGTCAATATCTTGTCGCACCCGGCAATCACGTTCTCGTGGTAATTACGCCGGTTCAGTTCGTCCAAGCTCTTTTGCCGGATAGCCGACACTTCCGAGTTCATGGCCTCTCTGGAACAAGATATGACTATGTTGCCGTTTTGCCCGAAGTCAGCGATGTCCGCCCCTGCCGGCAAGTTCTGGAACGTCGTGTTCTGCCCGTTCACGCAGACCACCACGTCCACCACCATTTCCATCTGAGGTATCTGACCGATAGGTGTCGGCATGGGGTACTTGGGCTTCGCAGCCGAAACGCTGACGACGGAACCTATATCCACTAAGGGATTTTCGTCCTTATGAAGGATAAATAACTGGTTGTTTGCTCGAAGATTCTGAAACATAGTTTTTTTGATTTAATGGGACTGCCCGATAAAAGGCAGCCCCGGTTAATTATTTGCTTTTGGCAGCGACGTTGGTTGCCGCCGTCGCCGTAGTAGGTCTGTACCCACCGTTGACAAAGTACACTTCGTTGGTGTACTTGTTGTAATGGATTTCATAGATCCCCGTACCGGCGATATTCTCTACCGTCACCGGCTCGTTGTTGTAAGCCAGCAGAGGTCTCGTGTCCCCGTTCGTCCCGATGAGAATGGGAAGCGTTGCGGTCGTTCCGGCGGGTATCGCCTGACGGAGATTGATATAGAATACTCCCACATAGTCCCTGTTACGGAATGCATGGTTTGGAAGTTCCAAAGTCACGTTCTCCGTGCCGACCGTCACCGCCACCGTAGGAAGAGTGTTGTAATTCACTCTGCCCAGCGTCGGGAACGGAAAGGGAAACCCTGTAAAAAAGTTAGGCCACATATATACCTCCTTTCTTACTGGAATTAACCCCAGTAGTTGTTGCAACCGCATCCGTAACCGCTGCGCCCGTATGCGACATCGCCCGCATAAGCTCCATAAGCGGCAGCCCGGTACAAGTCCGTGTTTACAGCCTGAATGTTCGGATATACCACGGGAACGGTATTGGGCAATTTACACTTGATGCCGTCTACATCGCTTTGGAGAGCCTGCAAACCGGCAGCGAGGGGAGCAATCTGTTGCCCTACCGCATTGAGAATGGTCGCATTCTGGTTCCGTTGGGAGATTTCAGCCGCCAAAGTAGCCTTCTCTGCCGTCAAAGCGGTGATCTTGTCCTGTAAAGCCTGAGTTTGGATAGAATCCAGCTTCGCCAAAATGGCACGAGTGTTCTCATTGCCGCTGTCCACGAGGGAGTGGGTTTGTTCCGAGGTGGCGATACGAGTTTCGTATCCTTGTCTCTCGATTGCGTTTTGCGTCTTGCAGCAGCAATCTGCGATTTGAGTCGCCAGCGTACAATTACTCGATTGAATGCTGTTGATGATCTGTTGTGCGGACATGCCCACTTGGTTGCCGACACCCTGAATCAAGCCCTGAATGTTGCACAAGGCGGATTGTAACTGTTGGGTAGAGCAGTTCAAGGACGAAGCGAGTTGGTTGATGGCATTACCGTTCCCTTGAATGGCCGACATCAGGTATTCACGTCCGACATCGCCGTTCAACTCGGCAGGAAGCCCGCCCCGGTTGCCAAAACCTCCGAATCCGTTACCGCCCCAGCAGAACCACAGCAGGATAATCCAAATCCACCACATGCCTCCGCCCCAAGCGTCCTGATTGTTCCTTCCCTGATTGAGAAGGGCCAAGAGTCCGGGATCGACCCCTTTACCGCCCATCAGGTTGGGCAATAAAGCCATGATGTCGAACTTGCTTCCGCCACCATTGGGCTCTTGATTGAAAACATACGTTCTTTCCATATAGATATAATTGATGGTTACGGCCAATATCGGCCGCATACAAACGTATGGCTATTGCCGTTGCTATCCTCGGATTTCGGTGGCTATCCTGTTGCTGACCCGTTGATTTGTCGTTGTCAGAATAAAACTTCCCGAACACCGCTGTTTCAGGCTGTTTTTCAATTTGTTCACTCCCTGTCTGGTCATGGAAAGATAAGCGGCGGTGTTCTCCTCGGAGAAGCCGAGCGATACCAACGCACAGATGAGCAGGCAACGTGCGTCGACCGCATTTTTGTTCGCCCCGTTAATCAATTCGCCGTAACACAGCTCACATTCCTCGCAAACGATTTGCAAGACGTGTTCAAAGATTTCATTGGTTTTCATATCTCTTGCCTTTTTAAATATTTGTTAAATTATAGATTGTTGACACAATAAAAAACATCACGTTCCTGTTTAAAGGCTGTGAAAGCCTCGTAACATTCCCCGTGATGTTGTCTCTTGTTAGTTTTGGAAGAGCAGCAAGAGATTGAGGCTTTCCTCTTTATACTCCGAAGCCCCAAAAGAGTCGTAAATCAAATTATATCAAGAAACTCAGTCCTTTCAATTTTGTTATCAATTTCATGATGTAAGGGACAAGCAGCAAGACAATGCCACCGAGTGTCCACCAGCACCATTGAGGAGTCTTGTACTTTACTACCTCGACGGGGTAGGGTACTTGTATGCTGTCCGTCTTGGATATATACAGCGTATCGATTCTGTCCTTGAACCTGTATATGTACTTGTATTGGAACTCCCGTATCGTGTCTCCCGATTTATCGATGAAAACACTGTCCCGCATGTATATGGAATCGAGCTGCACCCGGTTCAGATACACCGTGTCGCTCTTTGTCGTTTCCACAGGAACATACACATGTCTGGTACAACTCGTCGCAGCCAAGCCGGCCAAAAACAACAATAGGAATACGATATGTCTCATAGGCTCAGTATTTGTTTCCGGTTCTTCGATGACGACACATAAGATACATGTACCCAACTGTAATTGCTCTCGTCAATCAACTGGTCGAAGGGAAGGTTATCCCGAATCAACTCGAACAGTTTCTTGTTCTCCTCCTTGCTCCCTGCCGTTATATCCGCCGCATTACCCCTCATGTGCTGGCTGTTTTTCGCACCACTCACAGCGGTATTGAGTTTGGGACAACGATAGCCCGAATTGACGGTTATCGCCTTCCCGTACATCTCCCGCAAGGGGTCTAAAACATGGGTGACAAGGTTCGACAGCGCAACAGACGCTTCGGGAGTAGGGGTATTGTCTATACCCAGTTTATCGGCCGTCGAACTCTTTGTGAGTTCTTTCATCGTGAAGTATTTCATATCCATTCTTCATTTTTGGCGACAAAAAAAGCGGTGACTTTTTAGAATCACCGCTTGTAACGAATGTATGAGAGAGTAGCCTTAGGGTTAGGCTTATCCGTTATTGAAAATGGGACAAACGTAGGCCGAAGGCATTATCAATCCTCTCTCCTCAATTCATCGCGCCATTGTACAGGGTCGACATCTTTTAGACGAGGATAAGCCTTTTCGATTAAAGAATTTAAATAACTTTCATCGAATTTTGGAGAATAATCAGCCGGTATCGGAGGTTGAGAATCCGTATCGGACGAGTTCTGGACATAGGGGAATGAACCTTTTGTATCCATGTGAGCAATGTTTATTTTTTTCTGTTCGGGAAAATACCCTTTAATACGATATTGGCTAAACCTAATACATTGATAGTTGTCGTAGCCAGTAGAGCTATCAATATTTCCGGTCCCAATGAAAATAATCCGATCCCGCAAAATACAAGAATGGCAATTACTATGAATAACCATATGGGGATAATCCACATGACCCATCTGGCCAAATGTTTACGAAATTGTGTATCTTGTGAATATCGCTCCCGTATTTGTTCGGATAAATTCTTGTCGTCTATATCGCCCAAATTTGAGTCTGGAGAAATATGGACACCATTCTCACTACGTAAATCCAAGCCGCTAAAAGAATCTTTCTGTTTAGTCATGCTTTGGGAGAAATTAGTGTCTTAAAATACTCTTGGATATAACTATCCGGGATTCTATCCCCCCAACTGAATGAAGGCTGCTTAACGGTCCTATCCCACGGAGAACCGGGCTTGTGAGACCATTCCGTCAGATAGGCGGCAGTTTTAGAACCATAGCTGCCAAAGACCAGTTTCATCAGAGATTCCATTTCGGAATCACGGGCTATTTTTTCAAGGTTTTCATCAGAAAGGGAAATTTCTGAAAAATCCTTTTTTATCAATTTATTTCGAGTGGTCGGGAAAACCGGACCATACGGCCAAGCCTGAGGGTGCTCGTTTGTCAAGCGTTCGTTCTTTACGTAAAGATATACTCCATAAGCTATATACAACAACTTTTGAAGCTTAGTCATGTTAATGAAAAACTTATTCTGGTTAGCAAACGCAATGATATAGTTTGCAACCGTAACGCTATCGTATTTATAGGTATCGCTTATCATCTTGTTGCAAAGTAACAAAAAATATCGTAACATGCAACCAATTCTTATACTTTTTTACGATAAATCAAACGGTGATTCCAAGAAGTCAAAGAACGCTTTCCCGTCGCCGGGTTATAAAAATTCATTTTTTTTCGTCAGGCAATCCAAACCTCGATTTGAATCACCAGCCCTCCCAGTATGGTAGCCAGCAGGTCGGCATACGACCAAGCCCCCGGCTTCCTCCACTCGTCGACAGCCTCCTTGATACAGCCCGCTATGGCAGAGAACAGCACACAATATTCCGCCGTCGCACCTATCACGATGGCGAAGAAAGAGGCGATGACACCTCCTGCGATAAAATGCAGTAGCTTGTCGTGGGGAATAGACAATAACAACCCTTTGATTCTTTCCAAAATTTTCTTCATATTATTCGTTATTTAATCGGTGATAAAAATCGAGCTTGATACGGTCATATACAGAAACTACATTCGTATATGCCCGCCCGTTATTCACATTTCCAGAATACACCTCGCTTGTAACTACTTCTGCCACCCATTCTATCCATTCGGGATTAGTATAACATGAAAGACGTTTACCCCGATAAGTAAAGTAATCGAAACGGCTATTCCTGTCCTCGTACTGGTTCGTCAACAAAGTATGTATCTTACCGGAGGTTTTCTCCTTGTCGGCGATATGGTTCTCGTCCCTAACCTTCTTGATGATTCTGCAAACCCTTTCGACGGCCAAATCGAAATACACGTTCGATATGTTCTTTATCCGAAGCTGCGTTTCCGGTCTAAGACCTTCCGATATGTCGGACAACATGTTATTCTGGTCGTTCGTCTTTTCAATAAGCTCTTTCAGGGATTCTCCATAATCCTCCATACTCTTGGTGATAATCGACTTGAACCACTTGAAGCAGGCCACCATCATCATGGCAGACAACACTAAGAAGAATGCTGCGGTCATCACCAAGAACCCTTGTTCGCTTATCCCTCTGGCTACCTCCGTAGCCTCGTTTATCCCTCCCATATCAATTCGTTCGTTTCTCGTTAAACACTCGTTCCAATTCTCTCGCCTCCGCCTCGGGGAGTTCCTCCCAATAAGCACAAGGATTGTAATTCTCCGGATAATTTATTTCCGAGACTATGGTTACACCATTATTCCTATCCTTATGGACAAATACGTATTTGTCTTTTGCTCTCAGTCTTTTCATACCGTCAGTATCCAATTTTTATCCGTAGCGATTTTTTTCTCGTCGTCTGTTAATTCCGAAACTCCTACACAACCGGTCAGTTTAATGGTCTTAGGACTCATTCCTGTAAAATCGGGCAATCGATCGAGTATGCTCACGATATTGTCATGCCCCAACGGTGAATTGGTTATTTCCAAGTTCGTAGCAGTCGAATATGAAAATTTCGACTCTTTCGAGAAGATTAAATTTTGCAGGCCTACATTACCCTCTGCAACTATTCCGTTGTAAACGAACCAGTCCAATTTAACGCCCGGCCAATCCAACGAAAAGGTCTTATTAAAGTCTGACATTTGTATTCTAAGTCCGTTTCCCTTCGTTGCAAATCCTTCCGGGAATTCAAAGTCATAAAGGGAATAGCAACCGACAAAAGCACCGTAGGCATTCTCTATATAATCCATTTTGGGCGGGAAAACTATTCTTTTTAGATTTCTGCAATTGTTAAAACAGTACGGCATATCGTTACCGGTATATTCTACTTGGGGTAAAATCACTTCTTCAACACTTCGTCCGATCCCATAGAAACAGTGAGAAAGATTGCCGAAAGTCATTTTCGACAAATCGGCTTTACCGAAAGCCATGTTGTCGTTCCCCCAAATATATTCTCCGATAGTTCCTCCCGACACTTCAATGTTATCCATATTTTCGGCTATGATATTCCTGAATTTATAACCGCTCAGTTCCCTAATTTTAAGAGTCCCATCCGTCAAAATATGCCTTAGAGGAGTTCTGCCATAAGAAAAAGAAGGAAAGTCTCTAATGCTCCTGTCTTTACCTTTAAATCTTATCGCCTCCAAATGATCCCACCCTTGATTAAATTCAAAATTATAGTCCGGGTCTATGTCTTCTCCGACTACCACATATTTTATGGGCGATATATTCCATGCCAATTTTACGCCGACTTTTATATACACATATCCGTTAGGGGCAATATCGCTTTGCGTCGGATTACTGAATTTTGCCTTCATTATCCAGAACTCTCTGCCTTTGCTGTCTATATTGCCGGTTCCTTTGGCATAAGTATGATTTATAAAGTCCAAAGTATTGGTTCTCGTCGGAGAAGCATAAGATTCTCCGTCCCCCCAATCTATGAAATATTGGTCATAGAAGGAACTGAATTGAACATGCGGCCTACCGATGGCCGACGGTAATTCGTCTGTAACGACAAACCATATACTATCTTTCGGACATTCTTCCAAATCTCCCCATTCGATATCAGGAATCCACCTCGGTTTTTGAACAATAGCCGGCACGCTTACCGTTTCTTTCACCGCAACGGCATCGGGCACTACCACCTGCTCATGAACGATTATGCAATCACTATCTGCCATATCACTTGATGATTATATTGGTTTTGTAAACATCGCCATAGTCCCATTTGCCGTCATCGAAATCGGCATCCTCTATCCAGTAGTGCCTCTCGACCGTGAGCAAGCCATAGCGGAAAGTCCCGGAATTGAATATGCCGTACAGCACGCCGTCACGGAACACACAGTTTTTACGTGTCTTTCCGTCGTAGCTCACTTCGCAACAACAACCGGCCTCGTCCTTGTAGATGAACTTAAACTTCTTCGTCTCGGCATCGATCGGGCTCCCGTTCTTGTCCTCAAAGCCAATGGTAAACTTAATATCCTCCCACGAGTACTTCACTATGGGATCTTTGTCACTCATCGCTGCCATCGGATAATGTGTTGAACATTTTTTCCACCAGAGCTTTCGTTTCCTCGACCGTGGAGGTCATGGAATAGACATTCATGTTAAAACTGCCTTGCCCGACAGTGACATGGCCTTTTTCCACTCCATTCTCCACAATTCGGTAATTGACCGCTTGCAGGTTATCTACCGTTTCCTGTCCGTCGAATTGACGGCTGATGTTCTCGCTGATTTTTACTAACTCAATCATAATGTTTTGTATTTATGGTTAACTGATAATACCGCTGTCGGGAATGTCGAATGTCACGTTTTTGGATATGGAGTCGAGTTGGACGCCGGCCTCTCCCGACGAGGAGACCCCATACACGGAACAGGTTAAGTAATAGGTATGGGTTCCCGGTGGAAGGTCCGGATGTGTCGTCCCCAAAGGGATATTCAAAATGAGAATCCCAGTTCCCTTGTATTCGTAATCATAGATTGCGAGGAATCCGGATCCCGAAATGCGGAAGGTGTATTTCTCACCCACCGGAGGATTTCCGTTCGGAAAACTGATACGCACCTGAAAGTAACTCGAAAGGAAAGTGAAATCCACGATTTTAATCGGGGTATATGTGCTGTTTATCTCGGCTGTCATGGCTATCGATGTGGGTATGGTGAAATAATCCGCCACGGTAATCTGTTTGTCGACACCCGTCCAATATTCGAACGACTTCTTATCGATAAGGAACAATGTCACCTTCAAATTCGCCCCTACCGAATCCTCCCCCGGAAATGTGTCGCTCTGTCCGACAGGAAGTATCGGCGGAGTAGTACCGTCGCTGAAAAATTTGACCTTGAAAGCGGAGTACCACACATCGCCCACCCGCAAGGTGGTTACGGTATTTGTCGAGGTATTTGTCAGCAATCGGGCAAAACTGCTTCCATTTCCATCGGTTACCAAAATAGCCGGGTAATAATCGCCGACACTCTTGTCGGAGGCCAGCGACAGCCACGATTCGACGGGTACGCCGGTGGGATTCACAGAAGTATCGTAATAGTTAATATCGACAAAAAGATACGGCACGTCCGCACTGATTTCGTCAATTTTACTTCCGGTAAGATTAGGTTCCGCATTGTGGTCGTAGCCGTCGAAATCGCTCAGGCGACAAAAATCCGTACCCGGGTGGGGATAGGCCACATAGTCGAAGGAGGTATCATGGATAGCAACGATATTCGTGCCGTGCGGTATCGTGGCTTTCAAGCCATAGCGTATACCTTGATTCTTATCCGTTTCGCTTCCTTCCCATTGATCGATGTATGTAGTGACACCGCCGGATTGCTGGGGATAGTTGTCGGAAAGTGGCGCAGCCTGCGGATAGCGCACGGGTTTATGACGGCTCCATTTGTTGATACGTCCCGGATGGCCACCCTGCAACAGGGGACGTTCGAGGGCAACGATGTCGGACACGTCCCATATCCCGTTTGAAGGATAAATCCCCAGCAGATTATACGGGTCGGTTATCGCTACCGGGGCTGCTATCTTGTTTTTATCGATGGCCATAGGCTCACTTTCCTCCTTTCCCTTTTAATTCGGACAATTCTTTTTTCAATCGTTCTATATCTTCCATAAGGGCTTTAACCAGCCGGGCGGTCTCCTGCGTTGCACCGGCGATGGTGTTGATATAGTCGGGCGACAGGTAGTTCAGAGCCCCGTAACCGTCCTCTGTTTCGTAGGCCATCGATGGCAATACCTCTTTCACCTTTTGGTACAACAGCCCCGTATGGGCTTCCCCGTCCACACCGCCCTTGTTACGCTTCCGTGCTTTTTCGGTGTATCGGAAATCGCACACCTTGCCCATCGCCAAGAGTCTGTCGGTATAGCTGAGGGTATAGTTGAAGTCTCGCTTCAAACGTTTGTCCGAAGTCGTTAGAGCGGTGACCGAGCCTTGTGCCGAGATATTGCCTTGCGACGATATATCCCCTCCGGCCGTGATGTTACCGTCCGATGTGACACTCTCCTTTGACCTTATGTTATTCGTCGCCACAATCCTTCCGGCGGAGATGGAGACAGACTTACTCCTGGTCGAAAGGTTTATACTCGTAGCCCTGATTACATTCGCTCCATCGATGTCTCCCTCCATCGTTATATCCCGGACTCCCGACAGACTTCCGGACACATCGTTCGATCCGTCAAACGGATTTCCCCAAATCGTCCGGATATTTTTAAGCCTGTCGGCGGCGATGGAATCGTTATCCGTCAAGGCGACAGACGGGGTCACCACGGTCAGCTTGCTCACGCCGACTGCCGGCATGGGAGACAACGATATACTATCCACACAGTTCTCGCAAGTCCCGTTCAAAGCCCCGTATGTGTTATAGACGAATATGGAGCAGGTCTGGTAATCCGTCTTGGCCGAAACCCAAAAACACACGTGTCCCCCGTACAAGAACACCTTCACGTCACCCAAATCGTCACCGAAATGCGTACCGGCCGTAGCCGTAAACTCGACATCGTTCGGGGCATAATTATACGCCTGTACGATCGTATTGATAATTCGTCGGCTATAATATCCATTTCCGATCAGATGCAACGTCAACATAGCCGCCTCGGCCTCTTCGACTTTCGTGTGAATCAACCACCCGTTTCCGGTGGCTGTCTCATACATGCCGCCCCTCTTATACAGGAAAGCCCCGTTGTCAAGTCCGTTCAACTTTTTCGCATTGTCCGATTCGACCGCACGTCCGACTGTCAGCCCCGTATATGTACCGCTCACGTTGTTTATCTCCGAGAGCGAATAAGTTGGCTTGTTCGGCTGCTGCACCCAATCGTACAGGGTGATGCCTTTGGTGACAACGATACCGAGGGCTGTCTTGCTGACCGCCGTCACCACATTGCCTGTACCTATCGTAGATGCGCCGGCGTTTGCGAGTTTCCAAATCTCGTTGATGGTGTAGGCGTTGAAAGTCTCCGTCATCGTGGTGTTGTCGAACACGCCGCCCAGATCGTCGAACCCATGAACGAGCTTGATGAGCCCTCCTTCGCCACCGCCACCCCCTTCTCCACGCCATACACCAAGAGCGGATATTCCACCCTGTGAATACACATTAAATTTCGAGTATATCGTATTTTCCAACTCTGTGTCGAATTTCCACATATCGTTAATACGGGCAAATCCTTCCTGCATTTGTTTTACAGTCCGTTGATACGATTGTTGCAAGGAAGCCGTCATATCATTGATGGCAGAAATCAAGTCGATATTCTTATTAGCAGATGCAACCTCTTCTTTCAGTTCTTGCGTATTCCCTTTTATTAGGTTGTTCCCGATGGTAATAGTCTGTTCGCAAGGATAGTCGAGTTTGGTTGTAAGGCTTATAACACGAGTAACATATGAATATCCTGTGTTTATGTATTCGACTTTTCTTCCTATGGATAAATCAGGATTGTTTTCATTGAACACCACAGGATTAGATGAAAACTGGTAATTGTTTTGGTCGGAAGAAAGCCGTTCTATTTCTTCGTTCATAGCCGTTTCTAGACGTATGTACGCCGAATCTGTATATTCTTCCGGCATTTTGACGTTGAATAGGATAATATCGTCATTTTCCGACGGTATAAGTCCCGTAATAGCAGGGATAATATAGTTACCTTCTTCCTCTTTATATTTAATCTCGAAATCTCCTTTTTTGACTTCGAAGCTTATACCATCATCACTTGTTATTGTTTTACTCTCATCATGGTATATAAGCTCAAATTCCATACCTTGCAAAGCCCCCGATTGGAAATGTACCGAAGGTACTTTATTGGGTATAAGCATACCATTCGGATTTTTTTCTTCGTCATAAGTGGAATTTTCGAAGTTAAATTCCGGTATTTGAAAATACCATATCGCATATTGGTCGTATATAGGGTCTCCGTTTTCATCTGTGCCTATCTGTATTTTATCATTCGTTTCCGAGTCTATACGCCACATAAGACGGAATCTGACATCTGATATGGAGAGTTCCGATGAAGGGTATATATCATCGAACTGGAGGATTTTGCTAAATATCTCTCCCTGTTGAAGGTTTGGCCTTATATCTTTATATCCGTTCGGATATTTTTTAGGGTCAAGAGTCAGCCGTTTGTTGACCAAATTGTTGACATTAGCACCTTTGTATTCCTGTACGATGTTTCGAGTTGACCCGAATGCGTAAAATCGGGTATAATACCCATCTTTTCCCTCTGTGACCGAAGGTGTATTGATGTTTTCACCAACTTCGAGAGAAACAACAGCTCCATGTTCGGATTTCGACAGATGAATAATCATGGAATCTTTCTCAACCCACCATTCTGTATCAAACGCAGATGCTATACTGTTCAAGGCAGACAATATGTCGATTGATTGGAAAGATAAAGAAGTGGAAGCGTTAAGAGAAGAATCGACGGCGTAAGTCCATGTATCCCCGGTTTCGTTCTCGATAGCCTTACAAATAACACTCATGAAATTGGCCGGGTTATCGGTAAGAGACCAATCCGGCTCCCGATTAGTTATCTCGTTATTCTCATCATAAGAATACATGAAAAAAGGCACTTTACCCCATGATATAAATTTCGAATGAAATTGTGGTTTGTATTGAAATTCGACCTCGTTCTTTTGTTCTGGATTATATGGATCCAAAAGAGAATATTTCTCACCATCGAGTATGATATAAGCCCCTACCGGAATCTCTTCATTTTGGTCCGAGTTCCACGACAATTCTACATAATCGGATTTCATCAATTCTTCTACATGAACACATTCTTCTGTTATAGGAACTGATAAAATAGTATCTCCTTGTATGTTTTTAATGTCTATCATGATGGTTTCGTATATCTTCATACGATTTCAGTCAAAGATAATAAAAGTGTATGAAAAACATGCTCTTTTTTATGAATTTCTATCTGCTGGATTATATTCGACAAGTTTTAGAGAAAATCGTGCTATTCCTCTCATGAATTGCGTAAATTGATTGCATGAAATATAGATTGTTTTGTAAGTAATATTTGGTTGATACTTTGTTTTTATATTTATTATGCCTGTTGCCAATTCTTCACAAAAGCTGTTGTATCTTGAAAAGAATTCTTCTTCCGTTTTTGCCGTCAGGTTAAAAGTTAAAGTGATATTTCGTTCATCGATTTTAGGATTAGAGGACAGGACTCGTTTGCCATTTTCTAATCGAGACTTGTTTTCGATGAACTCTTTTAAAGGTGACGGTGTCATTAAGTAGGAAAGAGATGATGTATCCATACTTATACCCCAAGTTGTATAGCAGTCTTTCCCATTTATGTAAAACTCTCCCGATGCCATTTTATTTAAGTATAACTGAAGTTTTGTCTTTATTGATTTCTACATGACAATTTCGTATGTTTATAAGTCTAATAACTGCGTAATTACGGGCAACTATTATAGCTCTGGCTCCATGCATGAGTATAACTTTGTGAACTCTAGTATTATCGTCAAATACTAGTTCCGCATTGGTATTGCCTATTAAAGCAATATTGGTATCATTACTTCTTTTTACATTTTTAGTGTCAACAAACACGCAATAATTAGCAATATCATTACTCATCTCACGGAACGTTTCAATAGGAGGGAAGTTGTTCTTCTCACAAAACTCTATGCCTTGTGGTGTAAAGAACAACCATACTAGAGTTTTCCAGTCACTAACACCATAAGACTTATCGCAAGCTCCTTTTTGTAAAGCAGCCATCATTATTTCTTTTACTGTATTCATATCTATAAATCTTTAGTATTCCTATTGACTTGTGCTATATCGGATTTTATATCAATTAATAATTTCGTATATTTTGCAATGTCTTCTAAGTAGCTATTCGTAATCACATGTTGATTAAGAATGTTATTTAGTATAGAATTGCTATTAGTTGATACAGATAAAAGAGAATTTAGAGAGATTACGGCTGAAATCATTTGATTTTTGATTTCTTCACCAGAAAGCTGCAACGCTGTAAACCGGCCGTTTAATTCCGTTGCTGTATCTTGTGACATGGTTTCAAAACCTTCGGCTGTCGACTTTTGTTCGGTGGTAGAACTTTCTCCCATGAGACTATCAGCCCAACCGAATTGAGCATCTATTTCTTGTTGAAGCTGTTCAGCCATGTTGTTGATGTAATCTTGTTCCCATTGAGAAAGCACGTTGTCGGCATAAAATTGTTGCAACTTAGTGCGTATTTCCTCCATTTTATTTGAGGATTTAATTGCTGCCTTAATGCTCTCTGTTACCATTTGTTGCATCATCTGCTTTACAACATCTTTTGCAGATTTAGCCCTATTCTCGCCAGAAGCCCATGCATCTGCATAAGCTTCTGCAAAGTTGTCAATAGCACTTTTTAGGTCTTCACCAAATATGACATCGATAGCTTTTTCTTTGTTATCAGAAATGAGATTGTTTATTTCGTCAATTTGATTTTCCCATTCTTTTATTCTGTCGCTATCTGTATTCTTTTTATCTTGTTCTTCTTTAATTTGATTTTGAATAAGTACTTTTTGTTGTTCTAGCAATTTATTTTGGTCTTCAATCAAGCTGGAAGCACTCTTTCCGTAAGCAGCTTCAATGGACTTGCCTAACTTTTCATACGAACGGTCAAGTGTATCTACCTGATCTTGTAATTTCTGAATCCGTTTTTCATTTTTTGCGTCGTGGATTTTTGCGATAGAGGAAGCAAGAGAGGAGACAAGACCGATGGCAGCACCAGCAGCAGAACCTATCGGTCCAAATATAGCACCTGCCTCTGCTCCTTGCATAGCTGAATTGAGGCCGTCCATAGCCACATTGATACCTTCGGCAATGCCTGACAGTGTATCAGATCCGAAAGCCTCTCCGAGATTTGAAAATGTGTCGGAAAGGAATTGGGCTACACTTAATACCTCACTTAATCCACTTCTTATTTCTTCAAGTCCATCTTGCAATTTTTTTGTATTTGAACCGGCATCGAATACTTTTTTAAGACCATTAGCTAGTTTGTTAAACCCCGTTTCAGATTGATCTGCGGAATTACGGACATTATCTATACCTTTTCTAATTCGTTCTAATTCTTCGGGAGATTTACGCAATGTGTCGAAGGTCTCTTTTGTCATACCAAATTCAAGACCTTTGTTTTCGTCCCATTCGCCTGATTGCAAGAATTGGAATGCTCGTTCAGCTTCATTAGCAATGAGACGCATATCTGCAACTGTGTGTTGACGCATATCGTCAAACAATTTACTTATGGCAGACGTAGATTTATTCGCCTCTATATCCAAATCAGATAGTGCCCTTTTTGTTTCTTCGTCAATAGACTTCTGTTCCCATTCGTTTTTGCCTACCTTACGAGATTCGCCTTGCTCAATAATAGCATTACGCTTTTCATAATAGTTCCCGTAAGCGGCAAGATAATCGTTCATTGCGTTAATTTCATCATCGAGAATTTCTTTGGTCTGTTTATTCTTATTCTTTTCATTTAACCTATTTGCGGTATCAATATTTTCCTGTTGTTCAGTTGTTAGTCCATTCTCATTAAGCTTGGAGGGTTCAATCTTAGCTACTTTGTTTAACTCGGCCAGCTCTTTCTCTTTCTTTTTAATTTCTTTTTTCTGTTCTTCATAATAGTAGTTAATTTGCTTCAATTTCTTATCTTTACCTTCTTCCCAGAGGGAGATTTCTTTCTCTTGATTTTTTTTACGAAGCTCAAGAAGTTCATCAACAAGTTTCTGCTCGGCCTCTTTTTGCTCTTTTGCTTGCTTATCTTCAGCCGCTTTATCAGATTTGGTTTTAGGCAGCTTTGCACGGAGTGCGTCAATTCGTGATTGTAACGCATTGTATTCCTTGCTTCCGCTTACGGTTTCTCCCTGCTCTTTCTCTAATTTTGAGATTTGTGTTTTGACTTCATTGATTACTCTCAAATCTTTCTCACGTTCAAGTATAGTGTCTTGAAGCGACTTGATATAAGCTTCTTGTTGATCCACTGCTTCTTTTGTTCCGCTGCCGTCTGCAAGAGCCTTTTTTAATGATGCAAGTGAGGTTTCAGCCTTCTTGATTTCTTCTTCAAGTTGGGAGATGGATTTACCTTCGGTGGAAAATGGCTCATTTGCTGTCTGTTGAGAGGTATTTATACTTGTAACGCCAAACTTTTCACGGGCTTTTCTATCTAAATCCTCTGTTATTTTTTGCGCTTCTCGGATATTGGAGATATATGTATCAATACGTGAATCCGCAAAAATCGTACCTTTGTCTTGTATTTCATTTAGTTTGTCTTGGATCGCAGCATCCAAATCTCTTCGTTCCAATATGGCATGGTAGATTTCTGAATAGAGTTTTGCACCTTCTTTATCTCCTAACTCGCTATATAGGCGGTCTTGTATCTTTCCGAGATTATCGGACATTATGTTGTCCAACCAATCTTCCTGCTGCGACTTGAATTGCTGGTATTGTCTTGCCCCGTAAGAATCTGTGATTGCTTTTGTGAGTTTTTTATAAGCTTCTTCCGTGAGTCCAACCTTATTTATTTCTTCTTCGAGTCCATCATAATACTTGCTATATCCTGCAACAATTTTTTCTTTGACGGTATTATATTCATCTGTACCTTCTTTTAATGAAGACAATTCTCCATTGAGCTTAGCAAGTTCCCTTTGCTCAGATAAGGCTGCTTTCTCAGATTCCTTTCCCGCAGCATCCAGCCTTTCCAGTGCCTTTTCTGCTTCTGTTTGATAAGTGACTAATTTATAAATGCCCAAACCTAGTGCTGCTACTGCCGCTGCTACTGCAACATATGGATTTTTTGCCATTGCTACATTTAGAGCATCCGTTTTCGTTTTCAGGACGGTAATAATAGCTTGCATCTTTGTCAATCCTGCCATGTGAGCAAGAGTGGCTTGATAGCGCAAATTCTCAATGGCGGAAATAGTAATGAGCGCAGTTCTGTATGCTCCGTATGTACCGACCAATTCAATTAGTATTTTTCCTACTTTTTCATAGTTTTCTATCAAATAAGAAACGCTGGATAATGCATCATTGATAATACCTTCATTCGCTTTGCCGATGTCGTTCAACATCATCGAGAAACTATCTCCTATGTTAGAAATCTGTCCGGTAATGGTTTTGCTTTGTTCTTGCATTAAGTTAAAGAACATACCACCCTCGTTGGTAAGGTTCTGTATGACTTTCTGAACCTCTGGAAACCCTATCATACCAGCTTCTACCATTCCTTTGATTTCACTTTCAGCTACTCCAAATTCTTTGGCAAGTTCTTTTATCATTGGAATACCTCGTCCAGTGAATTGGTTTAGGTCCTGTGTATAAAGTCGACCTTGTGTCATAGTTGTACCATAGAGATATACTAAGTCTCCCAAAGGTTGTGAAAGTCCGGCTGCAATGTTCCCTAATCGTATAAGAGTCTCGTTAACATCTTCGGCAGAAGTACCGTAAGCCAGTAATTGACGAGCTCCATTGGCAACACCTTGTAAATCGAATGGAGTTTTGGCGGCTGTTTCTGTGAGCTGAGCCATAAGGACGTTTGCCTTTTCACTACTTCCAAGCATAGTGGTAAAGGCGACCTCTAATTGTTGAAATTCACCTCTTACTTGTATAATATTTTGGATAAGTTCTTTTGCTGTAAAGCCAGCCCCAAAAGCTGCAGCTGCTTTCGTCATTTTGTTGAACATATCTTCTATGCCCAATCCATTTTTTTCTATTTCCTTAGAAGTATTGGTTACTCCGGTTTCTACTTCTCGTAGTTTACGAAGAAAATTAGAATTGTCGCCTGTTATATCAAAATGAAGTCCGGCCATGAGTCTTTTCGATTAAAAGGGGTAGATGTAACATCACATCATTTGCAAATATACAAAAGTGTATGAAATTCATATACTTTTGATAAAATAGAATAGAGTTAATAAAGTTTAACTAATGTGTGGGTATAAATATTTTAATAAATGATTATTGTATTATACTTTTGACGAAACAATCTAAACAGCATAAGATATGGATTTCAAAGATACAATTCAACAGATTGTAGAGAAAATTGCTAAACAGAAGGATAGCATAGCAACGGAAGAAGCGACAAAAAACTCTTTTGTAATGCCTGTGATAGCAGCATTGGGATATGATGTATTCAATCCCTTTGAGGTTGTACCGGAAATGGATTGTGACTTAGTTAAGAGGAAAGGCGAAAAAATAGACTATGCCATAATGAAGGACGAAAATCCTATACTACTTATAGAATGCAAGCATTGTAAACAAAACTTGAATTTACATGACACTCAATTACAAAGATATTTTGTCGCTTCAAAGGCTAGGTTTGGGGTCTTGACGAATGGAATAGAATATCGCTTTTATACAGATTTAGAAAAGGTGAACATAATGGACGAAAAGCCGTTCCTTGTGGTGAATATGCTCGACTTATCGGACAACGATATTGAGCAACTAAAAAAGTTTCATAAGTCTTATTATAATGAACAAGATATATTGAGTACGGCACAAGAGTTACAAATCACGATACAAGTAAAAGAAATGCTTAATCGTAATTTCCAAATGCCAGACGATGAATTTACACGTTATTTTGTCCGTAATCTTAATGATGGGAAATATACGGCAAAACTTGTGGATCAATATAGACCTATTGTTAAGAAATCCATTGCTTTGGTGATTAACGATATTATATCCGACCGTTTAAATGTGGCTATGAAGAATGAGAATAAGGAGGAAAAACAGATACCACAGGAGGTTGAGAATGAAAATCAACAGCCGAACGAAATGAATGAAGAAAAACTTCCCGATGGTGTAGTATTTCAAGACCGAGAAAAAGGTATAGTTACTACACAAGAGGAGATAGATGCCTATAACATCGTGCGTAGTATATTGAGGCAGTATGTAGATGTATCTCGTATTCAATATAACGACTACAAGACTTATTTTTCCGTGAACATAGATGGTAGTACATGGTGGTGGATTTGCCGCATTTATATAGGGAAACGGAGTAAAAAAATATGCTTGCCAAAGGATAACTACAAGACGAATGAATGGATTGACATTGAGACTATCGATGATATTTTTAATTATGCCGATGGTCTTAAAGAGGGTCTTGATTTGGCATTGAAAGAGGCGAATTATTGGCTTGCAAAGAAAAATGAATTAGAAAAATGACAAACGTAACTAATACAAATTTTAGAATTATGAGAAAGTTTTTGCTAATCATAGTTTGTGCTTTATCCATTACATCTTGCTCAGATAATGATCCTGAGATATTATCAGTAATGATTAATGTAAAATGTGATAATAAAATTGCATCTCCTTCTTTGGTTCGCTTATATGAATATGAAACAGCAAGAGACTTTGATGACAGCTATATGTCTACAATGGAGTACGGCGATTCTCAAGTTTTAAGAGATAAGTTGGGTAATGAGTTGACTCCCGCATATACATCTGACACGTTTTCTGGAATAAATATTTTTGAGGATATAAAAACAGGGGTATATTTGGCTGTAATACTTTATAAACCTGACGGCTTTACATGGCCTATGTTTTATTTTTATGGATATAAAGTAATTAATGTTGACGAGGATAATAACGCACTTTTACATAATATATGTTTTTCTTATAGTGAATACGACCGAGGTAAATTCATTGAGTTTTAGTCCCACTTCATGCCTTTTATTTTATCCATATTTTTAGGATCGTCCCCGTTTATAAATGTTCGGTCCGTAGATATATGATATTTCTTTATCTCGTTGTCTGTAAGGTATATAGATGTTATGTAATCATTAAGTAACATATGCAGGTTGGCATAACTAATACCCCATACAACATAGTCAATAGTCCAGCCATAGCGTTCGCAGGCTATATCTATCAAAGTTCCATAAATACTTTTACCTCCAAAGGTTATAGTGTTACACTTCTTTTTCTTGATTCTTGATATTTTTTCTTGTTCTTTTTTCTCAATATCAATCTTAAAGTGTTGAATAAACTGGTCAATGTTATCCTTTGATAACACTATTATGAATAGTTGAGCAAGTTCTTCATTCGATAGGTTGTCTTCAAATAGCTTTCGTCTTTCATTTATTAGGTGGCTATTGAATAATTCTTCCTTTTTATCGAATGTATGGTAAGACAATATTTTGCATATAATATCTCTTTTGGAATCGCATAATCGTAATGCTTCCATATATGGATTTATAGAAAGGAAGTCTTTATTTATTTCTAAATTTTCGGTAAGACGTGATAAAAGGTATATTTTACCCAATGTGGCAGGGTATAAGTAGAATTGCATTTCTCCTATATGGAACTCATAAGGTCTTTCCATGATAGTATCTGCAATATCCATTTCTATTATTTTCCCTTCTTTGTCCATGCAAAATAAATTATATTGAGCGCAACTGTGGGGTCGAACCACAACTTTATACATGGAGTGTATATGTGCTACCGTTACACTAGATACGCAGAACACGTGGGTACGAAGCCCCCACGTTTGGCTCTATCTACAACCTATTGAATTATCCACCAACACTTGGATTAGGAGCTACTTCGAATTTATCACCGTCTCCAGACTCATCTTCAGGATCGCATTCAATTTTACTGATGTTTCCACCGGATTCCGTCACGATGATTTTACCCCACTGAATTTGTTTTTTATCGGCGGCTGCTTTCAAAGCATCAAAAGTGTATGCCCAAACACCACCGTCTGCAGAAGTAAAGGTGTCTTCGACGGAAACTGTCGTTTTCTCCATACAGAAGCCTTGAACTTCTGGGTCTTCCGGTTGAACAACAACGGCATAATTGTGTGCAACAACACCATCGCTATCACTTACAGGACGCTTACGTCCTTTTGCGGCACGAATGTTCAATGCCAAAGCATAGGTATTCTTTCCATACTTTACATCTTCATTTTCGCCTCCTTCGATTTTTGCTTCTTGTTTATCTCCTTTTGTTGTTGTCAACTGTGTAGAATCTTCCACAGGGGTAGGTAATTCCTCCCATTTAGGAGCAGAAGCATCCAAATCTTTTATAAATACACGGGGCTTACCCCATCCTATTACTGCCATGATATACCTAATTTATATTAAAAATTTATTCGTTATTTATCTCTATGTACAGTTTGTTATTAATGAAATGCTCTGTATGTCCGTCTTCAAATGAAACTCCTGTTGAATCAGTTTTTTGACTGCATTGTGATGGAACCGTATGATATTCGTCTTTTCGTATAGCGAATAAAAACTTCGATAGTTCGCATAATTCACAAATTCGGATTGAATCTTTTTCCCATGTTTTGGTTTCAGAGTCCCATAAGTCTTTGACATATATATTGATATTCACATAGGCTCGTTGTATTTGCCCGCAACCTTCATTTGCAAGAACAGATATGACTATATCTTCTTTATCAGATTTGTTGGGCCTTCCTCTGTCACTCAATTTACCGGAGACATTACGTTCGAGTTCTGTACCTTTAATTTTGTGATAAACGAACTTAGCTATTTCAATATCGGATTTCATTATTTCGCAATCTGTCTTTTAAGTTTTTCAAGCATCAATGGAACTTGTTCTCTTGCCCAAAGTTCGGTTGATGCAAGTACGTCTTTATTATCCATCGCTTCTACAAATTCAGCATAGTTCATTCCGGCGACTACGATAAGTACATAGTTATTGGAATATCTTTTAGCAAGTTCTTTCGCTAAGTCTTTACCTGTTTTTACACCTTCTGAACCTTGCTTCACTTGGTTGAAAGTTGAGTATTGAATGATGTTCTTATTATGAGCAATCACATATCCAACCGAACTACGCAAGTTGCCTGTTTGGTCGTACCAACTTTTATCACCTGCTCTATCACGAATTTTTGTAACGCATTGTTCGCCAAGTTTGGATAAAGCACGAATAGTAAGACGCTCGACACGCTCTGCTTCTCTCATGAGCATGTCATGCACTTCGCTTAGCTTGGTGGTCATTCTTATACCCATAGTTTACATTGTTTCTGGTAGCGATGGAAACCTTTCACACTAAACTCCCTTTCAATTCCTTCAAGCAGATGTATCTTAATCCTGTCACCTATCATGAATGTTCGACAATTTGCACGTAGATAAACTGTATATGAATAGCTTCTTACAATACCGTCGTCAAACTCTTTTTCAGAGGCTTTACCAGCAGGAACTGCGTCGCATTCAATACAGCCTTCCCAGTTAGTTTCTCCTTCATGATAATCACCGTTGCTATCCTCGTAACCATCTTTTGATACGAGGTACTGCAACCTGTGTGGATATAGTCTTATTACTGACATATTACAAAAGGCAGTCACCTATATATACCATTGGCTTTGCCTCCAACTCTACCGAAGGTTCACCAATGGCATTATAGATTGAGTTAACACGTAACAGAATACGTTCTTTGTCTTTATCTGATAAAGAACCGAAAGACTTGTCTGCTTCAGAAAAATTGATAGCCTGAACTAAAGACCAAAGACAATCAGCCAAAGCTCCCATATACTCCTTTGAGCTCATTGTATCTGAATCGCAATCACTAACTGGATTGAGTTTGCGTTTTATCATCACATTCTCTACAAAACCTTCTGAAATAGGGTAATGTATTTCGTCTATAAGAGCTTGCTGAATTGTCTTCATGGCTTAACTATCTCCATTTGTTGTTTTATATGATTCAACAGCTTTTTTGAGCTTAGCTTCATCGGCATCATTCAATTTGTTTACAGCAGCAATTAACTTATCGTCTGAAATAGTAGTCGATAAGTTTTTACCGGTTATTTTATTGAACTCTGCGACGAAGTTTGCTTTTATGTAAGCTTGTCCCCAAATGGTGATGTTCTTATCGGTAGAATCTTTTCCCTCTTCGGTAGTGTCAATCGTTTGAGCCTCTGAGATGTCAAGAGAGTAGATTTGGTCTACGTTTTCAATAACAGGGAGAACTAATGCTTGACCACTTGTAAATTCCTGCAAAGGATCATTTTTAGAATACTTGCTGATAAGTTTGTATTCATCTACCGTGGAATAAATTACTCCTGCTACGGGATTAGTAACTTCTGCAAGTGTGCCCCAAACCAATGCGCCAACTTCTTGTGTAGTAAGGAATATTAGTTTGTTCGCATTCCACGGTTTGTACGGAATGCGTTTACCATTTTTCTCAGAAATGACTGTACGGTCAATCTTTAAGAATGTAATTCCGTTGTTGTCATCGGCAAATGCTTCGTCAAACAATGTAGCAGTAGGAACAGGTAACTTAGTGTTGCTGTCGAATGTCTGACCTCGATAGTTGGCAACCAATTCTTTTGCCCATTGTTCTTGTCTCATTTTATTGTAAGTCGATAACGAGATTGCTATCGTTGTAATGGAGTTTCCATCTGCGTCAGCTTTTGCAATAACACGCTTTATGTCATCAGAGGAAATAGTCCCAGCTGTTTCTACACCAAAGCTATTTTGCGGTAAATAGTTGAAATTTATGCGCAATCCAGTTCCTGTATTGTTTTCATCTTCAACGATTACAACTCCATCAGATAAAGCAGTTAAAAAGTTTGCTTCGTTCTTTTCATCGATACCAACAGAGCAAGCTACCGCATCGTTGGTTAGCTTGTTAGCTATATTAGTGAACGCAGCTCCTTGAGCTTTCATGATGTTGATTGTGTTGATCTGAGTCTCACGAAGAATTTTTTTCATTCCGACCTTTGGCAATGTACCATTTGCGTGAGCAATGGAGTCTCTCATCTTAGGAGGGAGAGGTGAGTCCATTGCTACCATGTCGGCCGCAACATAAGTTGTGTTAACTGATGCACTTTCCCACTTTTGGTCTGCGGAATATTCTTTGCGAAGCATTGTCTTGTGAAGATATGTAAGCTGATTGCCTCGCTTACCATTGATTCTCTCGATGATGGTTTGAAGTTTCGGGAAAATCTTTCTGATGTATTCAATAAATAGTGATTCTTTCATTTTTTACCTCCTTTCTACATTAATCGTGTAAGAATACAAGAGTTGGCAATGCCGTTTTCATAGCCGCTTTTATGTCGTCTATGGGGTATGGACTCGCCAAATCATTGACTTCGCCACTATACATAATACCAACCAATGGTTCACTAGTTGGTTTTGTACATACAACTACTCCTACATATTCATGAGAACTGGGAAGTGAGTCGTATCCATCACCAGATGATTTTACGGGCATAGGTTTGTACGTGTCTGTTGACGGATCACGAATAACAACGTGCCCGGCTTTAATAACCGGAAGGTTATAATTTGATACGTCAAGAGTACGACCTCCGATAATGCCAGCTACATAATGCCGGATTACGACAGAATCCATTCCGGCATTGAGAACTTCCATTTCGCTTGATAAATTTGCTGTTGCACCCATTGTTACAATTTCTTTTTTGACTTAGAAAGTGTTGACTAAATCTTCAACTTCTTTGTCGGTTAATACTTCGTCTTGTTTACCCGAACCTTTACTTCCGGCAGCAGGAGGGGTTGCCAATGTTGCCAAACCTGCATCTGCACGCTCTTGATTGTAATTCTTCAGGTCTTCCTCAACATCTGAATAGAACTCCTCGAAATCGTCGTCACTTTCAAAGCTCATCTTAGAGAAGCTTTTCAAGGTACGTGAACCGAATGTTCCAGTGTCTTTCAGCAGGGCTTCAAGTTTGGCCTTACGCAAGTTAGAAACTTTTTCACCTTCCAATGCGGCAAAACGGGCTTCCTGTTGTTCTCTGAAAGACTTAAACCATGCGGGTTCTTCGCCTTGTTCATTTCCTTTGTTTTTAGGATTTTGCTTGTTTGAACCAGCTTGACGAGAGCCGCCTTTTGACGTGTCATCGTCAACGTCGTCATCATCATCTTCTTCTTCTGATTCGGGGTGTTTTTTCTTCCATTCGTCAAGCAAACGGTTGGCTTGCGACTGGCCGAAAGTGAGGTAAGGGAGAACCGCTTCTATCTGCTCGTCGATTTCTGCGTTTACATCCTCTTCTGAGGCATCTTCTGCGGATTTCAGGTTATCGGCAATCTTGGCGGCGATACCCTTCAATTCCTTTGCGTTGAACCCTAACGCCTTCGCTTTAAGTTTCAACCTTACGAAAACTTGCTGTTGTCTGTTCATTTCATTTAGGTTTAAACAAAAAAATAGTCTGCGTAGCAATGTAGCCAGCAGACTATTCGCATCTTCTTTCAGATGTGCCTCCGCCTAAACGGACAAACAGGTGTTTACGACAAGTCGGGTGGCGTACATCTTCATACGCTTTTTGCAAATATACAGTAAAGTATATGAATTTCATACACTTTTCAATAAAATATTGATCGAGTTTTATTTTTTTTTAAGAAAAGAGGTTAATAAAGAATAAGACAAAGCAAGACAAAAACAAGATGGCTGGGAATGAGTGATTTATCATCAAGTAACCAAAGGCAAGTGGAAGTGAATTTGCGTTATTATCAAGTTATTCTATTGAGAATGGCAAAGATTGCTTCGTCAGTGAATCTGAAAATTGCGTGTGAGGTTGCAGATTAGATACTATATAAGGCATTCATCACTCATTGAAAGATAATCATTTTCAGTTAGAATAATACTGTCTAATAATTTTATATCAAATATATCTAATAGATTTTTAAGGGAGTGAGTCATTTTTATATCCTCATTACTAGGGTTTTTGTTACCGCTTGGGTGATTATGAACGAATATGACATTAGTAGAGAGGGTATCAATAGCATATTTGGCAATCAATCTTTTGTCAGCTAATGCGCTGCATATTCCTCCTTGAGAGATTTTAGCATACCCGGTTATATTGCAGGCTTTGTTCATCAATATAATGAATGCACTTTCGTAAATAAGAATATCTTCATGATAGAACTTTCTTGCGAAATTAGCAGAGTCTATAGAAGAATAAACTTTGACAACTTCAAAATCTTGTTTTTTTGCTGTTATGCTGTATTCTACTGCTTTCTTTTTCATTGCTCTTATGTATTTTATGCTATTTCGAATTTGTAGTTAGGATTGTTTGCTTTCATCGATTTTATGTTTAAAGATGAGTATATAAGCCTGTCACTTGTGTAAACACTTCTTGCAACTGTTCAGCATAAATATCACTCAAAAAGAAGACCTCTTTGGCCTCGGAAAAAGAAAAAGTCTTTTTGTTTAATTTCGGGGATTTGATGAATCTCATAGAATAAGTATCCTTACCTTCTTCATAAGTAATAATTAATTTATCTGCGCCAGATTTATTTTTGCTCAATTTAATAACCTGCTCTAGGTCACCAGATTCATTCTCCATGTAACCGGTAAATTTTGATCCTGTCATAACTACAAATCTATGTCTGCCAAGTTGTTCGTATAAGGCTAACATTATTTCTTTTATTTGTTCTTCTGAATGTTTCATTGCTTTTATAATTAGAGATTATCGCTCGGTAACTTAACACCTGCATTCCTTAATGCGATTGTCATTTCTCCGATGAAACCGTTTAGCTCATTGAAGCTGTAGGTTCTTTGAGGAATGCTCATTGCTACTTGGCATTGAATGCTGTCTAATCCGAAATTAACGGCTGCATTTACTATGTTTTTAATGAATACTTTTTTCTGATTTTCTTTATTCGTCTTCATCGTTCTTGTCTTTTAATTGTTAGTAATGTTGTTTGTTTTAGTATTGTAAAGATACTCATTATCAGTGAGTTAACCAAATATTTACAGCCTTATTTTGCTCATAATCAATAGTTTAACTTTTGGTAACTTGGATATTGTAATATCAAAAACGCCGACTTTCACAAGCCGGCGTACATAAGAGCAATGAAAACTGCAATTATTAATAAATAATAAGACAGTCTTCGATGCAAAGATAGAGGTTTATAGCGATCATAAAAAGTCTTTTAGTAATTCTTCGTCACTAATAAAATCATAGTCAAATGGATAAAATGTATTAGCAAGTGCATCCATATAGTCTGGCGAACGTTTGATACGTTTCTTGATTTCTTCTTTCGGTTCAATTATAATCCGTCCATCGCTTTGGAACTTCCAGTGTGTTTCGGTTGCTTCCTCCATGAGTTTGTCACAAGGGGGAATAGCCGCCCCAAAACCGTTCTTAGGGTTAAGCCAATCACGTAAAGACCAATAGCAGTAAGCTCGCATATTGGCAAATTCATATTGTCCGGTAAGGTCATGCAAGCCTTTTGCACTCTCGGAATACTTGCAAGAATAAACATTCCTATATCCGAGTTCTTCCAGTCGGGAATATACTCCAGCTCCTTCACCTATTGTATCGATGTACGCTTTGGATTTTTTGTCAGAAAGATATATGATGTGCATTCCTGCGACATGCATGTGATCCGCTTTTCCAGCAGATTGGTGAACTTCAAATTTAGGGACATAGTTTCCGTATCGAGGGCAAAGTACACTTTCATCTCGGCCCATACCAGCAACATCAGAACCAATCTTACATGATTTAGACGGTGTAAAACCTTCTTCTTGTAAACGATTCCAATTATCATTTGCAAGCTCTATCCATTCATACGGAATAAGTACATCTTCGGAGACTTTTGGAAACATACCAAGTACCTTGACACGAAAAAGGTCATTAGGTCGGTATAGACCACCTTCCCACTTAAAATCACCTTCTCCTTCATTAAAATCTGCCTTCTGAATGGGAGAACACCAATTTATCACTTTATCTTTTACCCATTCATAATCTACTTGACCGGGAATAACTAATTTCCTTTTGACTACATTCTCTGCATTGAGTGAGTTTAAACGGAATTTCGCAAATCGATTGGATTTCATGGCTCGTGCGGCATAACCCGTAGTTATGTTAGGATTAAACACGATGAGTAAACGGGAATTTCCCTGTAAGTTACCTTCAATAGCATTATATGTTGCTTCTGAAATACCCGATGCTTCAGTAACGACGAACATTGTATTCACAGCGTGGAACCCAGACCATGCTTCAGTATTGTCATCACCAGCCTTAAACCCCGTCAGGAACCATTCTTCATAATTAGTCCTTATTCCGGCAGATAGAAGTCGACCGGGTAAAAATTCTGCATTTCTAAATAGTCGTGAGATTTCAGGCATCATGATGTTATATACCTGCCTTGCTGTTGGTGCAGTCATGGCAATTTTTGTATTCTTGGATAATTTGCCATCTTTCCAACGTGGAGTGAGGTACATAAAACACATAGCAGCACATGCTGCAACGAAGTCCTTACCACGAGCTGTACCTGATGCAACAGCTGTCATAGGATTGTGCTGGACAGAGGATATGATAGATTGCTGCTCGCTGTCTAAACGAACCTTCAAAACATCACGGCAAAACCTATTCCAGTCTTCTATCCATGACTTTAAGTAGCGTATGTCCTTGCGTACATGGCTCATTCCTCATCATCAGGCAATTCTTGCATCAGTTTCTCAAATGGATTGACATTCACGTTTTGCTCAACGCTTTCCACATAGCCACGTTTTTTGCCTTTTGTCTTGAGATGGAATATGATGGCTGTAAGGTTGCCTGCGTTAATCTGTTCAAGCAATTTGCTTTCAGAAAAATCGATTAAACTCTCATCAACATCTGACAGTAGTTGATTCAATTTAGGGTACTTTTTACGCCATGCGGTAAATGTATTTCGGTCTATGCCGAGAGAAGTACACGTAGATGATATATTACCAGCTTTCTTAGTATAAACCTCAGCGACCTTTTCATACGGGATTTTCTTGTATCGTGCCATATCACAGTTTTTAAATGTTGAATTTGCTTATTTCTATTTGTTTTTAATTATCAGTTAGAACGCACTGTTTACGACCATTCGTATAAAATCATTGTACTCTATGCCATGCTCTTTCATGCACTTAGCCATATATCCATTGGGAGAAAGTCCGGGAATCATATTAATATCTATCACATATGGTACTTGGTTGGACATTCTGAAATCTATCCTAAGGTAATGTTTAGCACCTACCGCTTCAAACACTTTCTTCGCAATTCTGTCAAGTAATTCATCTTTGCAGGCAGATGCACTGAAGCTGTAATTTCGCTTTGTTTCATCCGTTTGTATGCCATCCGTGTTATTGGCATTCGTAAAAGCAGAGTATGTCTTTAAAGAGCTATCTTTCTTTGAGTATATTACAGAAGTGGTTATATCACTCCCGTCAATGTAACGTTCTATCATCGGTTCTATGCCTTGTTTGTGAAGAAATAGACATTTATTTATGACCTGCGACTTAGTAAAGCATATACTGTTTGAATCTATTCCGACGCTATTCTCGCCAAACTTTGGTTTAACGAAATATGCGAAACCTCTTTCCACATCATTGGGACTAACTGTCAGAGGAAACGGAATGCCACATTTGTACAATTCGGATTTAACAGCTTCCTTATCATGAGTAAGATAGTTAGTCTGCGAAGATTCAAGCGTGGACGCAAATCCGATTCTTTCCTGAGCTTTTCTAACATGTTGATTGATGTTCTCGTCTCTTGCCCGAATAAAAGCAATATCCTCTTTCGTGAGAAAAGAGAAATCATCATCCTTATCCGCACAAAATATGTCTATTTTACCATCGGCAAAGGCTTTCTTATAATACTTGTACGTGGGAAAGCTGCCGTCTTCCTCTTTACGATTCGCTATTACCCAAATCATTGTCTTTCTGTATTTCGGTTAAACGTTCCTTTGCTAGATCAAGCAGCTTAGAAAAGCATATTGCAGGAGACTTGATGTTGAATTGGTCTCCTATTTCTTTCTGCAACTTAAGCAGCATCTCCTCATTAGGTTCATGGTCTGCAATCAATACGATGTCGCTTTTCTTCGCCTGCTCCCTTATGTCCCCAAACAGACTGTCTAGTGCATCAAACGAGTTTGGGTAAAGGATAATGGAGAAAGTGAAAGTCTCCTTCATCACGGATATATCTATACCGTTCGTATCAACCGGTGTAATTTCGTCAATGTTGATGTGGGCGAACTTCTTGAACTCGATGGTCTGAATTTGTTCAAATAATTTCTTCAAGATATTCCTGTTATCTTCTCCATGTAAGGAGTTATGGGAAAGCTGGATTGCTATAATCTCATCTTTCGTAAGCTCATCTTCATCGCAATAAAGAATGCCTATCTTGGAGTAACGCAGTTTCTTACAAGCCCTCAATCTGTGATGCCCGCTTATCATCACAAATCTTCCGTCTTGTTTTTTGTAACAACACGGGACGCTACTCAATCCGGATTTGCCAATATTATCGCATAGGGCGGCAAAATCCTCTCCAGTCATTTCGTTGGCGTTCATTTCCGCCTCATCTATAAGGCTGATGGCCACCTGATCGTATTTCCATCTATTTTCGTTGTCCATTTTCTAATAGCTTATGGTATTTTTCTATTACTTCCTTATAGCTTGAATACACACCAAGTTGCCCGCTATAAGCAAGATATGATGATGTGCAATGCTCTTTCACTTTTGTATAAACACCCCGATATTTCATACTTACCGGTTTGTGGGTATAAGCACAGCTGATAACCTTCTCCACTAACTTGTGCATAGAGCGGCTCAATATTCTTTGTACTTCTTTTGTTTGTATGCAGTACAAAATAAACTTACTAAGTTTAGGAATTGCATTATTCGTGCAAAAATCAGTAAGTTGAAACAGATCATACCCATTGTGTTGTGGTAACGTGAATCCAAAACCACCCAGCGTGTACTTGCCGTACATGACTACAAAAGGATATGTGGATGAACTTACAGAATCCACTTTCTTGACATACTTCTTCTGCAATCCTTTCAAGTAACCCGGTTTTACCTTCAATATCCTTAGAGCATCCGGGTTATCTATACCCAAATCATCAGGCGGAACTATCTCATCAACGGTATCAATACTGGATGAGTATGAAGTGTTTGACTGACTGTTTATGCAAGGTTTGTTGCAATAAAGATAACGACCAGCCGACCACCTTTCGCCTCCTGAAGAATTGAAGATAGCAACTTTGTGCATATTACTAAGGTATGGACTATTGCTGATGAAGTAAAACCAAGTGTCTTTTGGCAACCTTTCCACCAATTCGTAATAGTCATTCCTTATAACGGGAATGTCCGATTCCATATCACTGTTTTCCCGTATCAGCTTGAACGCCCTCTTTAAGAACTTATCCTTACCATAGTTAAAATAGATGACTTTCTTTCCATCAATTGCTTCTTGAAGAGAGCCTCGATGGTATTCACAGGTAGTAAGCAGCGACATAAGCCTCTCACTTGACTTCTCCGTGTATTCAATGGACTCTTTTGCCTTATACTTTATCGCATCGAGAATAGCATCGTTCCTTGCAGACTGGCTCATACAGAACTTCTGCAAGCCCTTTGCATACAGAGCCAACGCAAGCTGCCTTGATGGTGTCTTGTTGTTGAACTGCTCCAGCCATTCCAGACTGTTGTTATACGTCAGCGACATTTTTCCATTGGATAGCAAATACAGCAAATGGCAATATGGGTCTTGACTAAAAATAGACACATCCATTTTATCCATGAAAAACAACTCATAGTTATATAAAAAGCTGTTTACTATGCATACCTCTTTGTGCCCATGTTCTTTCATTGCCTCATATAGAGCCGAAGCCTGTTTGGAATTGAATGCTATCGGTCTTGTTTGAAACGTTTCTATCGCATTGTATGGGTTGCCTTGATAGAGTAGCGGAATAAGCTCCTTAGGTGTTTCGTATTTCAGTCCGGTAACTTTTTTGAACTCCTCGTAGGTATGTAGTAATTGAAAGTCATTCAACGTATGATTTATGGCATAATAAAACATTCTATACGTAGAGTAAACGCAATTCATCGCCATATAAAAATCTGTTGTAGCATGATAGGTGCGAAACTCTATAGTCTTAGTCTTAAAATATGATGATATGTTAATTGCGTGACGGATAAAACCTTTCTTTGAATTGTTAGTAAATAATTCTCTTATGTCGTCAAATGTTTTGGATTGCAAAACACCATTATAATATTTTTCAGTAGGAATCGGCATGAGATTGAAAACCATTTCGTCCCATTCTGAGATATTCGCATACTTTTTGATGAACGGATAGCATACATAAAAGAAAAGAAAGATATTTTTTAATTGCTCCACCGACAAATCCCCAGCATAGATATGGACATGTGTATAGACGCTCCATTTGATTACACCTCCTGCATTTACCATAGATTCATATACACTTTTCAATTCGTGCAAATCTTTCAAGCAAAGTCTTAGCGGTGGAGTATTAATTTCGCCACCAAATCTCTTATTACACGTCCCGTCTGTGTTAACAATATCCTCATCCTTACTCCATGAATATCCTGTTGGCAATGACACTTTACTACGGTCAAGATTACACATCTCAATCTCGACACCAAATGTACGTGTTTTTATGTCTGTGCTAATATCCATATCTTGTTTCGCAAAGTTCTTCTATATACTTTTCGCAACCTAATCTCTGGATAGTTCTTCCGTTTTCTCTAAAATCTTCTCCTAAAGCTACACTTGAAATATTGATGAGAGATGTTGTAATGGGAACGTCTACGCCTATTCTTTTGGCAATGCTTTCCAACAGGATAAGACCTTGTGAAACATCTTCCGTGATGTATCTTGAACGCACTGAAGTAGGACTTATCGCCCTATCTTTGGATTCAGAGTATTCGTAAAAACTCTTTATAGGGTCACCGAGAAAACCTCCTGCGACAAAAATATCGATAGGATTACAACCTAATCGTTCTAAAACCTTGCGTTTCTCTTTATCCAAATCCAGCATAACCTTAAAGGTCGCATCATTACCACGGGCGTATGCTTCCCTATACATACAGAAGTTTCCCTTGCTGTATTCTATTCTTGGAATGCTCATTATGGATCCAACGGTATGCAAAACCATATTAGGGTTGAGTAATGCGGATTCCAATACTGAGTATTCGTTGCTGAAACCTTTATATAGTTGACGGATTCTATCCATACACTCCCCTGCTATTTCTTTTTGGAAGATAGACAATGGGCTTCTTGTAAGCCTGCACCCAACCCGGAATACGACTTCTCCGGGGACATCATCTTCTTCTATTCGTCCTTCAAGATATGGGCCAGCAGTTTCCACTATGACTGGCATTGAAGAACAGTGCTTTTTGAAGTAGAAAGATGACATATAACTGCAAATGCAAATTACAATCTGGCTCCCGTTGAGAAACTTGCTTATTCTCTCGATAAGATTTTCGTGATAGGTACTTTGAATTGTCACAATGACGACATCAGCTTTTGTTACTTTGCTAATGTCATGAGATACTTCATTGATTACAGCAGTTCTATAACTACAGTTCTCTTTCAGCAATACACGGTTATTGTTCTGACGGATTTTGTAAAAAACTGATTCTTTCGAGTGGGAGGTTTTAATCAAAGAAACGTCGTGTCCGCCAATAGATAAATCTGCTGCTATGGCTACACCTACATTACCACACCCTAACACTGTAATTTTGATAGGATCATTAGAGTTCTCTTGTCCTTGATTTAAAGGATTTGTTATCGTTTTTTCGTCCATATATTTAAGTTGTATATAACTTCATATACATTTTGTGCTAAGTCTGCCAAGCGTATTCCCGACAAGACTAAACACAAATCCATCATTTTTCAAGCTACTTGCAAGAACACTTATGCAATTCTTCGGCTTCTTTCAGTCGTGTCAGATAGCAATTACTATCACCCCGTAAACTGCACAAGCTTTAATGTTCTTGCTTTTGCTTATCGCTACTATAAGGGTTGAGCGGAAACAGGGAATCGAACCCCACTCTTTGGCTGGAATGCCAACGCTCTGCCGATGAGCTATTTCCGCAATATGGGCAGCCTGCAAACCGTTTATCAGAATTTTCACTGCCCTTCCTTGTACTTTGGTCGTTATTTCTTATCTCTGAGGTTGAAGTGGGATTCAAACCCACGAATAACGGTTTTGCAGACCGTTGCGTTAATCACTTCGCCATTCAACCAAACCAATGCTGTCAAACCACCGCTTGCTTGGCAAATCTGACAGCATCCCATCAAACGCTATTGATGGTTGGCATTATTTTCAAAACAAACTCGCTTGTTCATAATTGGGCTCTTTCTTCTCAACAACTCCAAATTCTGTGATTTCAATACCAGTATTTTCTGTGATCCATTTTGCCAAAATATGGCGATGGCAGAAATCACCCGGTTTTTCGTAGCAACAAAGAGCAACGTCTTTTCCTCCGCTTAACATTTCAATTTGTTTCACGACTTGGTTCGCATCTTGGCTTGCCAATATTCTGTCGTAAAGTTTTAGGTATTCATCGTGGGAACAAGGTCCACTTACCATATAACGAGTCGGGCAAACATTCAGCATTTGTGGAATACCAGCTATAAATCTGGGTTTTCCGATTGCTACGCAAATCATATTAACTTCCGCCTCTTTCAGTTTTCGGATATTACCGAAATACGATGTAAAAATCTTCATTTTTTTGTTCTTTTTACGGTGTAAATATATAAAAAGTATATGAAATTCATGCACTTTTAGTGCTAAAATTGTCTAAACTACCACGTTTTTATTATTTCTATGACTTTTTCATATTCTCCAGCGTGTAACAATGACGCTTCGGTATGGAAATTTATATCAGTTAATCGATATTCTATAAGTAAACAGGTATATTCATCACCAATTTTGCGATGGTTTTGATGTTTCTTGGCAAGTGATTCCAATTCTTTGCAAGATAGACAGTAGTGATTCTTGCGATTAAGATTCCGCATCTTATTAACATCTTCTTCTTTCAAATCTTCGTATGTCATGGCTTAATCCTCCTCAAATTCGTCTTCATATACAAAAATATGTTTACCACTTCCACAAATCTCGACTTCCCATTTATGTATGTTCGGCCAATATTCGATTAGAATTATGTTTCTATAGCCTTTATATGGCTCTTTCAATGTTGCTGTTCTCATTGCTCATGATTTATGTGATTTGATACTCGTTTCTTTTAGCTTAGCGAAATAATCAATCCGATCTTTGTCTTCATATCGCAATCGCTAGGAACATCTTTCTATGCTGTCTCTCTGTTTTTTACTAAGCATATCTGCATGTTTAGCCCATTCGATTGAACCGGCAGGAAGAAACTCAAACTTAGGGAAAAATTTTGTTTCATATGAAAACCTCACTATTCTAGCATATTCCCTCAAATCGTTTGTTTCTGGGTCTGTGGAATTAGGGGTCTCTATTGATTCACATACAATTACCATACAGGGCTGGTATAGAAACACAATTTTATTTGCTTTCATTGCTTTTAATGCTAAAAATGTGGATCTATATAGTGATTTTGATAATGCAACATAAGCAGAACTCCATCTTTGTAATGCTGCCCTTCTGCTACCCAATATCCATTCCTTCTTTTGGTGAACACTTTTGGTGCTCCTTCCAATTTTGGTAGGACTTCATATTCGCTGGCATAATAGTCTATACATTTGGTTTGATTGAAAGTAACTTCAATCTTGCATGGAGAAATAATTTTAGTAACTGTTGCCGCTCGTTTATCCGAGTAATAGCAGACCGTACAGCCAAGTCCAACTTCGGGTACGAGATTTTTGATTGCGTCCAACTTCGCTTTTTCCTTTTGCTCTTGCCAATCTGAGAATTTTATACCGCCGGGATATTTGCGACTTTCTATTTCGTGTAGAATAGCAAAACTCTCCTTGCTTGTTAATTTCTTTGATATTTCCATTGCTCTGTATTTTATCCGTTATACGTTGATGTTATTTCTTCTGCACGGAGTTCTTTTCTTAACTCACCGTTCTTATATATTCTTACGGCTACTATTCTAACCGTATCGGATAGGAAACGCCCGCAGTCATTAGCTAGCTTAACTTGTAATTGAATAGCTTTTGCTAAATTTTTAGTACGCTTTCTTATGGTTTTCTTGAATCCGAAAACATAATCTTCGGTATCGATTTCGAACTGGTAGGTGTCAGAGTGTAGTATCTGATTCAATTCTGCTGTCATTTGTTGTACTCTATTCATTGCTCTTATTGTTTAAGTGGTTATTTTTGATATGTAAAGATACAAATAATATATTGAATACCAATGAGTTATATCTTTTATTTCATGTGCTTAAACTTTATTTAACTTTTTTGATTTACAGGTATTTAGCAATCAAAATTGACTTGCTTTTCTCCACCTCTGCGCTGGTATCAATTCCGAGTTGTCGATAAAACCCGGCATTGCCTGAAAGACATTCATGTGCTATCTTCAATGTTCTACGTTCTTCTTTGGAGAAACCAACTCGAAAAGTAGAGAATATAGCTAATGCTTCTTTCAAATAGCCGGAGTGGAGTAGGGATATAGCTTTACTTGTTTTGGTTTCCATAAGGGTAAATTTCGATGTCTTCAAAATCATCGTCAGTAAGGGCGATTTCTTCTGTGTTTATCATTTCTTCTACTTTCTCATGAGCGGAATCCATGTTTTCTGCTTCTACCTCCACTACCTTCGAGTAGGTTTCGATTATTCTGAATTTGTATTTCATTCTATATTCCCTTTATTTAGTTTTGAATTTTTCAATCCTGCATGATACCCATCAATCCATATCAACAATTCTGTGGGTTTCAGATACCCGCTTATCCTGTGACATGGAATGCTCCCTTCTATTACTCTATCCCCGGTAAATGATTCGTCGTGTATTACGAACGCATAATACCCATAAGAGAATGACGAGGCGGTTAGATGCATTCGATTAGCATGACAGTACTTTTCTAATTGTTTTAATGCTTCTTTTTGTGTCATAACTGATGATTTATAGATTTTCGTTGATTTTCTTTTCTGTCCGTTTAATGAATCGTTTAATCATATCTTCTAACTCATTCCTTAAATCGTCCTTGTCAAGATATGAGCGGAAAGTTTTCGATTGTAAAATATCAATGATAGCATACGATTTTTATCCGTTAGATTTAACAATGATTATTCGTCACTTATTACCCCCATAATTTTACTGCAAGATCATAATTCTTTTGAGCTTCATTTACTGCTTTTTTGGCATAAGTAAGAGTGTAGGAGTGTTCACGTGGATATTTGCCTGACTTTACACCTTCATGATATTCTTTGGCTTCTTCCAGCTTGTGCGCATAAAAGTCAATACTTTCCGGCATAGATAGGTTGATGGTTGTAGCACGCTTGTCCCAGTATTCGGCTTCTCTTTCATGTTCTGTTGCTTTGTCGCTAAATTCAACGCTTTTACCCATGTTTCTCCAAGCATCCGCCATTGCTTTTCTGTGTCGTCTTTCGCTATGATGTCCTATTTTAATAGGTTCTCCAAGTGAAAAAAAATCTCTGTCCTTATTTGACTTTTCGAAATATTCATGACTTTTTTTATTTGCTGATACAGACCATTCACGTCTACGTTCGGCTCTACGTTTTGCCCATTCTTGTACGTTGAATCCGTCAGCCCTTACGATGGAGTAATAATAGAATCCGTCACGCTCAAATATCAGATTAAAAACGATACTTTCATTCTCTTTTCCATACTTGGTTGTAACTAGAATTTCCTCACCTCTTTCGTGCTTTTCTTCGCACTTTGCCAAAAATACGTTTGGCGCAAACTTGTAATATGTGTTCATTGCTCTTATGTAATATATCTTATTTTATTTCACTTATTGTAAGTTCTGGATATTCTGCTCCTCTTGCATTTTCCAAAAAAATCATTGTGTTGCAAAAATCAACTGCTTCTTCGTATGTTGCAAACTTAAATGTTACACTTGAACCTTTCTTTGATACTTGGTATTTCATCGTTCTTGTCTTTTAATTATTAGTAATATTGGTTTGTTTTAGTATTGTAAAGATACTCATTATCAGTGAGTTAACTAAATATTTACAACCTTATTTTGCTCATAATCAAGAGTTTAACTTTTGGTAACTTGAAATGAAATATGAATGAAATGGAGTATCACGGACAATAGGTTTAATCTATTGGTTTTTATTAAAGTGACCCGGCTTTTGTTTCCACAGTGATATAGCCGGGCCACCGCTCTTGTTGTTTTGGAAGAGCACGTGTATTTGGTGTATTAATCTCCACAATAACGCCCGCTTTGGTTTCTGTAATACTCTATTATACCTCTTTCCATTGTTGCGTCGAATACAACCGATTCGGGCTTTTGTTCGGATTCCGACTTTCTCATTAACCGGCGGGCTTCTTTTTCGGCTTTGCGGGCTTCCGCTTTCATCTTAAACCATGCGTTCCTCAAACAAGCACTGAATGACTGGCAGAACTCACGGCCGAGAACCGAGATAGAGCGTTTATACATTGACCATGCCATTTTGAAGAGTTGCGATTTGTTGATTTTCGTTTTCATATCTTTGTTTTAGTTTTATGATATAAAGATACAAGATATAACTTGTATATACAATAGTTTGAACAAGATTTATCTTGTATTTAACTTTATTTATACAAGATATAGCTTGTATATACTAATAAAAAAACGACTTTTGTAACAGAAATAACTTTTAGGGTATGAGAATAAGAGATATTATTGAGCAAAAAGGTATAACTACAAAAGAGTTAGCCGAAAGAATGGGAATTAGCCAAAGTGCATTGAACCAACATATATCAGGGAATCCTTCGATTAAAGTTCTTACTTCAATTGCTTCTAATTTAGGAGTTGATATATGGGAATTGTTTATATCACCAGAAGAAGTACGCCCCAATAGCGATACTACTATATTGACGTGTCCTAAATGTGGAGCGAAGTTAAAGGTAATTGAGTCAAAAGATTAAGCCATGAACGAGGAAATAACAAAGCTATTACTTCAATGCGACACGTTGAAAGCCCGTTTGTTGGGGCTGCGCCCATTACCACCGGATGCCCTGCAAAAGATAGAGAATGCGTTTGCCATTGAATACACCTATGAAAGCAACCGGATCGAGGGAAATACGCTCACACTGCAAGAAACGGAGTTAGTAGTGAACGAGGGGGTTACTATCGCCGGAAAGTCAATGCGGGAACACCTTGAAGCGATTAACCACGTTGAAGCGATAGACTACATAAAGGACTTTGCAAAGGGAGGTATGGAAATATCGGAGCGCACAATCAAGGAAATACACGCTATTGTGCTACATGGCATAGACAGAGAGAATGCCGGACGTTATCGGGGCGTGCCTGTTATGATTTCGGGAAGTACACATGTCCCTCCACAGCCGTATTTGATACAACCACAAATGGAGGCTTTTATGACAAGGTTTTCCGGAATGGAGGAGCAGGGCATTCACCCGGTGCTCATTGCGGCTTATCTTCATGATGAGTTGGTACGAATACACCCGTTTATAGACGGGAACGGGCGCACATCTCGGCTTCTGATGAATCTATACTTACTCCGCAACGGTTATACGCTGGTAAATCTCAAAGGCAGCAACGAGGACAAAATAAGCTATTACAAGGCACTGGAAGCCTCTCATACGGAGAACAATCCGGCAGAGTTCCAAAAGGTCGTTATACGGGCTGAAATAGAATCTTTAAGCCGGTATCTCTCAATTGTAGGATAGTATTGTCTGGATTTGAATTAAAGATTATGAATGAAGCAATGATTTCATTTGTAACTCGTTTAAGTTTATTTATTACCTAATCACGACCTAAATTTAAAGTATAAGGAGACAAAAAAGGAGGGCGTTTTGCGTCCTCCTCATTATGGGTCCTGCTTTATATGCTTACCACAAAGCAACCTTTCCGCCTATTCCCAAATCAAGGGTGGCCGTTGTAATTCCCAAAGCTTGGAATACTCTACTCATCGTGGAAAGGGTTATAGAACTTTTACCGCTCTCCAACTTACAAATTTGAGAGCGTTTCACGCCTACTTTTTTGCCTAATTCCTCCTGTGTGAGGTTCTGTTTGAGCCTTTCTGCCTTGATAGCCTCTCCAATGTAATAAGACTGCAAATCATCTTTGAGTTGAGCTTCCATAGCGTCCCTTTCGGGAGTGCCCACCTTTCCCCATACATCATCTATCAATTTGTCTGCTGGTGTGAAATTCATCTTTGCCATATCTGTTACTTTTTATCATTAAAATATTCTTTCCTTATTCTCTCTGCCTTTTCTATCTCCTTTTTAGGGGTTTTCTGCGTCTTTTTCACTATCCCGTGAGTAACCACTACCAAAGCCCCTTTCTTGGTGTCCCAGAAAGCAAACAGACGGTAACAAATTCCGTTGAAAAGCGTCCGTAACTCCCATATATCAGAGTTTTCCAATTTCTTGAAAACGTCCTTTTCTATTAGACCACTCTGCACTCTACGAATATTATACGCTATCTTCTGCTGTGCCTTGAATGGCTGCTGCCTTACAAAACTGTTCGCCTCATCGCTTAGTATTATGGTTATCGTATGCCCGTCCATATCGTTTCTTGTTATATTTACAAAGATAATAATTTGTTTCCAAATTAGCAAACAATCGTATCTGTTTTTATTCTATTTTAGAAAAATTTCTCTCTCGGCTTGTCGTTCGTCTTACTCCACCCGGCATGAAAGCTCGGAGGGGAGATGTTCAGGAAATTGGGATCCGATATATTATAAACATCGGTATCTCTTATGTTAATGTTCAAAATATTTCGTTTCATATCGCCTTAAAATCCAATCGGCCTAAATTGTCATTTATAGACTTAATGATACTTTCCTGTATCAAGGTTCCGCATTGGGTTGTTAGTTGTATAAAGTGATCTGTATCATTATCTGATACAATTCCGTACTTGTTCTTCCAGTTGCAAAAAGAGTTCTCTATATCTCGCAATCCTGCCAACATGATTAATAACTCCCTTGTCTGTCCACTGATGACTGCGTTACGCATGGTATCGACGCTACGATGTTCGATTACTTCTACTGTCTGCTCATCTTGTTTTAATTCGGTTGTTTCCATATAAAAAAAGTTTATTGTTTAACGATGTTCGGAATAGCGGGAATCCTCCCGGACACGTCCGCTACCGGTGGGATAGCTTACTTTCACAAGCGGCTGCCCCGTCTATAATTTAACAAACATATAAAAGCACCCTATTAGGGTAGGGTAACCCCGGAGCGGATAAACCGCCCCTTTGGATTTATATAACTTTATGGTTATAGCTGATATTATGCCGAGAGTTTGGTATTGAACAATTCAATGACAAACTTTCTGCCTGATTCGGTCCAATACATATGTTCTCTTGATTTCTGTACTCCGTTATCCATATAAGGGTAGGGGACATGTTTGGTAAATCCTTTACTGCGGTATTTGGCCGTGAGGAAGTAAACAGAAGATTGTCTGTATTGAACTCCCCATTCACAGAGTAGTTTGTTCAGTTTTATAGCCGATACACCTAAGAATGCCGCTATCATGTTTGTCGTCACAAGTCCTTCACTCGACATGATTTCATCGTAACATTTACCTTTGGGGGCGAGGACCTTTATAGTATCGTCCTTTATGGATATTTCCTCGTCTTTTCTCTCGATGATAATTTGTTTCTGGGCATTTTCAGCTTCGAGCTGTTTTAATCGTTCTTCTCTTTTGGCAAGAGTGGCTTGTGCAATGGTTAGCGCACGTGCCATGATTTCTTCTGGTGTGTCTTCTTGCTTGGTGGAGATGTAGCCGCCTGTGGTGCGGATAGCAGGTAAAACTTCGGAAGTCACCCAACGTTTGAATGCTTTTGCAGTGGGTAATTTGCTACCAAATACAAGAGAATATACTCCACTTTCATTGATAATTGTTGTACTTTGTTTAAATCCTTGATTGTCAGGGATAGCGTGTTTTGCGCTATCCTCATTATCAACATGTTGTGAGATTGCAGAAACAGGATTTGAATATCCTAATGCAATTGCGACATCTCTGCCAACGAAATAGGGTTGATTGTTGACTTCAAGGGCACGGATTTTTCCGAATTCAGATGATTGGAATAGCTTTAATTCATTCATATCTGTAACCATTTAAAGATATGTTTGTGGCAAACGAAAAGCGGCTGCCATATACGCTGGTTACAGATGGTGAAATACCCTCGAAGAGCATACACAATATCTACGTATAGGCAACCGCCAATATGTAAAAGTATAGGCATAAAAAAAGCCCAACTTCTATTGAGCAAATTAACCGCTTGCTCTGCGAGGTAAATGCAATTACCATCTGTAACCATTACAAAAGTATTGAATTTTACGAGGTAATGCTAATTATTGGGCACAAAATTAGAGCATGGAATCTTGAAAGTATATGAATTTCATACATAATTCAACATTATTAACCTTTGAGGGCTATTATACGATTTCCTAAGGCAGTGAATCCTAAGGCGAAATTCCGTTTAATGCACAATTACAATATATGCAAATAATGAAGTGCCCCCAAAAGTTGTAACAGAAAAGGTGAAAAGAAAGCGATGAAAAATTAATCTCACCGCTTTTTATATGCCTCAAAATAGACGTGTGTAAACAAATGCCAAATTAGAGTTGTACAAACATCAATTCTTTAAATCAAAGGAATTATCCGTATTTTATCGAGCAAGCCACAAACAAGGCCATAGCGCCGAATATGGCACTTGCTACTGCGATGACGGTAGTTATAATCCATTTCCAGTCTATGGGATTGCGCAAGTTAGGATTGGTGGCAAGATAAATTTTTCCATATTTCGTTATGCGGACATCTTCAAGTTCATGCCCCTCGTTCCATAGACCTTTGACAAGACCTAATCTTTCCAACGAGTCTACGCACGAAATGAATATATGGTGCGGATAAGTGTTTGGGCAGACAATCCCGCTGCTGATTAAACGCAACACTTGCTTCTCCTGTTTTGATAGCTTGATTTGCTTCATGACCGTTTCTCTACAATGACAGCAAAAACTTATACGCTTTAAGATACTTGTTCAATCTCGGTAAGTCTTCCTCTATTATTTGAGGTAAACGGGTTACGTCCAAATTGTCCTCCAAGTCGTGCAGCTTTACTTGTCTTCCAATAGGATTCAATCTACACCGTTTTATGAAATCGTCATAGATCTCATCATCGTTACGAGTGACAGAAAGTATAGCATCCACAATATTATGAGGAAAGCCTTCCATTAGTAAATATTCAGCAGTAACTTCGGTATCTTCTATCGTGTCATGCAATAAAGCTACTATGCGCTCCTCATCTGTTTTGCATCGGTTTGCCACACGGATAGGGTGGAAGATGTAGGCTGCTCCAGCTTTATCGGTTTGTCCGCTATGGGCTTTGACGGCGATTTCCAGAGCTTTTTCTAATAAATAGCATATTGTTGTGTTCATGTATTATAAGATTTTTTGTTGTATCTCTATCATGCGATTAACAAACTTTGTTCTTAATGCTTTCTTAAGAACTTTCTTAATATTATTATCAAGGTATTTATACGCTTCATCAAATATATTATCTGGGATGCCATAAAAGGCCTCACTCAATCCTCCGGTTATACAAGCTATAGTATCACTATCGCCTCCTATTGATATTGCATTACGAATGGAGTCAACAAATCCATCGCTTTCTAAAAAGCATACAATGGCTTTTGGAACAGTATCTTGACATGTTTCGTCGAATTTGCTGTGTTTGCGATAGTATTCTACTGTATGTTCAAGATTGTAACCAAACTCGCTCTCAACGTATGCTTTGATTTCATCTTTAGTTTCACCGGTGCGTAACAAGAATATACAGGACGCTATGGCTTGAGCTCCTTTTATACCTTCGGGGTGGCTGTGTGTCACAATTGCACTTTTCCGAGCTTCTTCAAGTACCTTTTCAAATGAATTGAAATAAAATCCTATCTGGCTTACTCGCATTGCTGAACCATTACCATAACTGTTGTATGGTTGTGGATTCTCGCTTCTCCACCACCTATCAAAGGAAACCCCATAAGAGCCTTTGGGGTTAGGATATTTTTTACACCATTCTAGCAGGGATTCCTTGTATCCTATTTTTCGGTATATTGCATCGGCTATGGCGACAGTACAGATTGTGTCGTCTGTGAACCCGCAATCACTGGTGAATAATTCAAACTCTTTGGTGTGAATATTAGCAAATTCAAAACGTGAGCCTATTATGTCTCCGATTATAGCCCCTATCATAATTGTTATTTTGAATTTAAAGATAACAAAAAGTTACGTGATAATAAAATATTTTCATTTTATATTTCCTCCATCGTGATATAAATATTGCCATAGGTTTTATTGTACGATTTTGCGATTTTGGTTATCTTGAACTTTGAACCCTTATTAAACAAAACTTCTTTTTCATCGGGTATATCAGAAATTGATGATATATCAACCCCGTTCTTCCCCTTTATTTCAAAGATGATTTTGTATTGCGTGCCTTCTGCAAAATCATTAGCAACCAACTTGTCAATGGAAGTAGACATGAATCCTTTTTCTGAAAAGATATTACCTTTATTCAATGATTTGAACTCTTCGAATACAAACCTGTCGGCAACTATACCACGGTAGCTAATCCCAGAATACTTTTCAGATAAAGAAAGGTATTTACTAACATCTGTAATAACACTTAGAGCATCATCGTCAAGTTGTTTCCTTTGTCCTCTAAGATACTGATTTATTCGTGGATAATAAGACCCGGTATATTTGGTAATAGCATGGGAATATATACTTTTATCTTCTTTTATGAATGACGGATTATCTTTCAAAAAATATGGTAAAGTATTACGTTTTTTTGCTGTGCTGATGCGCTCTTGATTATCTAATACCCACTTTTTGAAAGCGTCCGGTACGTCTTTAACTTCGTTCACGCTTGCTGTCGTGGCTTCACTCCGACCGTCCCATTCCCAAAATTCTTCTTCGGTTTTTAGAATGGGGATTTTGTAACAGCGACAATTGCTACCCCAAAAGCATTTTCCGTTCCTGCGGATATACATGATATGGTTGCGTTCCAGTGTCAAATCATAGACAAGACCATCATAATGCTGTATCTCTTTATTAAATACCGAAGACGTGACAGAATAGCATTCACGTATAGAGTAACAATCATAGTTTGACTTTATAATTGGACCATTCGCTTTGTGTGATACTCCTGCTTTATTTATAGAAAAAGAAGGCCTATGTCCTGATTTCAGTATTAGTTCGGATAAGTCTCCTGCCATGCGTTCAGATGTGGTGAAGTATATGATTTCATCTTTATCTGACTTGAATTCATTACCGTGATTCCCTATGAATGATCTGCAAGGACGCTTATAACCGTCGCAAAGGACAAAGGCATCAAGAAAAATCCTTATCTGCCTCTTTGAAGCATTCTTTATAACATACGGGATAAATTTGTTTATACACCGTCCAAAAATCTTCAAATAGTTGCGTATGGTAGTGTTATAAAATACGACCTTTTGTTTTTCAAGATGTGGTTCAAATCCCATACGCTTGATACAATCAACTATTTTATCTCTTGCCGTTTCTCCCTCTTGCTGGGATATTACGACGCCCGAATTGCTCATTGTACTACCGTCAGAAAGCCAATACCCCATAAATTCGCAGAACAAATCAAATTGGATTATCAAATCATCAATTTGGTAAAATTCGACATCGCCTGATTCATACTCGCAACCTCTATAAAATCTGCCTTTACCTTTCGTGTATTCTTTCGCTTGGCAATTCTTAATTTTTCCGTCATTCTTATTCAAATACACCATATTGTGTTCTGGGGTTACGAGACAATCAAGAGAGCGATTGTAGAAATGTATCATTTCTCCATAATATGAGAAACATTGTCTATCGATAAATTCAACCCATTCTATATTACGTGTATTTGGATTTAACGATAATATCAAATCATCATCTAAAACGTCTTTGAATAACTTCCAACCTCTATTCGTCAGAACTTCGCTATCATCTGAATAACAAAGGGGATGCCAACCGGTCCATTGGAAGTCTTTCGGGTACTTCCCAGCTAGTATATCGCAAATGTCTTGGAAAGGCTTTCCGTTGCAAGTATGGTTGTTGCTTAATTTGATTTCATACCCCACCACGAAGTCCATCTGCTGCCAACGAAGGTTTTCAGCTTGGCGGTATGCCATATTGATTTCGGAAGCAGCCAAACGGATAGAACGATACTCACAATCCATTGCCCGTGATGCTTTTCCGAACCTTTCCTTGTAATCTTTTTGTAGTTGCGGGAAATCGAGCAGATATTTGGAGATTTGCTTACTTAATGTAATTGCACTCGTACCTTTTTGAATGGCACATGATATGGCTTCTTCAAGTTCTTGCTTATACAGAGTCGATTGATTCCACAACTTATCTGATATGGTAAATCCTTTATCCTTACGTTGCTGAAATGCTTTCAATGCATCGTTATTGGGCTGGTATAGGATTTCGTATTTCTCTTTTCCTATGGTTGCGCCATAAGTTTGCAATACTTTGTTGGCAAGAAGATCTTGAACTTCGTTGCTGTTTTTCCATTCTTCAGAAGTTCCACTATATATTACAGATCCGATGTCCTCAACGAACCTTTCTTGTAAGTCTCTTATCCGTTTTCTTGTTTGGGGATAATCCGACCACATAAACGGCCTATCACTATCAATGGTAAAATCGGTGATTCCGACTATTTTAGCCGCCTCTAAATTCAAATCCTCGTATATGGATTCCACAAGCATGACGTATTTGGCGAGCCGTTTATTCAACTCGCCGTACTTGCGTTTCTGATTTGGAGTTTTTGGCTTTGCCATTGCGTATTATTTATTTTCAACCCTGTCAGGTGCTGGCATTTCCAATAAACGAATAGCTTTAATTGTTTCTTTACCCTCTAGTATTGCTTTACATAAGCGGTGGTATCCATCGGCGATTTGTCCTACATCATCAAGAATAATAGGATATTCAAGAGAGCATTGATTCACCCGTTTGCACTGAAATATAAAACTATGAAGTTGATTACACTCAAACGGCTCTGCTGTCAAGTCAATATTCCATAAGGGCATATCAAGTATAGGGTATTCTTTTACTTTTGCAAAGTCATAGAGTGTTTGGGCTGTCCAAATTTTATCTCCACGGTGGTATTCACTTTCAGCGAAAGTCATATTATCAACTGGAACTTTCATTTTACTGTTCTTTCTTGATGTACACTTTGATTTCACCTCTCACATGGATCTCGTCCCCAACCTTGCAGACTGTATATTCAATCAAATCTTTTTGATTGATGGAGTTGATGATTGACTTGCGTATCTCATTCTTGGTTTCACAGACAAGCATTTCAACAGCCTTACGGTTGGACCACCCTTCGTCAACTTTATTCTTCTTTCGGTAATCCTTGATTTCTTTTTTAGTCAGGACAAGGCAGACGCCAAGCTTCCTTGCTTCGTAGTTATCAACACTTTCAATATTGCTCAATCTTTCTTGTGGATTGATTTTATAAGATAACTTAATGAGCCACATTGATATTCTTTTTCTCATAATGTTTCAGTATTTAAATTGCTGACTCTCCGAATATATTGTCGACCCTGCTTTGTGAAGTGATAGTCTCCTCTTGCTGTATCTGTTCCAATGTAGCCTGCGCGTCATTGCTATAACCTGCCTGTTGGATAGATTCAAGCTGAGACATGACTGGTTTTCCGCCATTAAGTTTCAATAAGCGATCTGCTGTGGCATCTTCATCTTTTTGTATGAAGGGGGTAATGATATGTTCAATCTCTATATTATCAATTTCGCTTGCCCATGATGTGTTCATGTGCTTTAAAAATTCTTTGATGACACTTGCCTCACGTTCGAAAAGCTCAATCCATGAGCCGCTTTCGTCTCCAACCTTTAAGTGGGCGTCAGTCAAAAGCATTTGTCTGGCATCGTAACCTATGTTCCCCAAAGACTTCATGTTGTCAAAAGAAACGTCCGGCATCTGCGATTGCATCCAATAGAGTTTAAGCAGGGTTTCCACGTGATACTTCAATGCTTCGATAGATTGCGACCATGATACATACGATACGTCTCCATTATATTCCACATGGTAAACTCTACGGCTTTCTCCTTTATCTTCTCCACCTTTTATACCACCGGCTATTTTCAAAATTGGTGCTGAATTATAGGCAATCACGTCGGAGTTACGAGAAAGTGTATATTCCAATTCTTTGCGAATACGAGTTAATCCGTGGTATATAGGTACAGGTCTAAATGCGTATGCACCGGGTATTTTCATTAATCGTATTTGTTCAACAGTTCCGACAGGTTCCCAACCTTTACCATTTTGTTTCCATTTATAATGTTTGTCCGATGTGTATGTCTCAAAATAAGTAATTACTTCGTCCTTTACCCTTTTGGTGTATTCAAAGGACATTGCAAGCATATCGTCAAGCTCGTCGATCAATGGATATAGTTTTACTCCCTCCATTGGCGAGTATGTTTTGCATTTTAGCTTATACTTACTATTAAAACCATATAATGTATTGGTCTTTTCTACTACGTACCAAATTGTGAAAATTTCGCATGAGGCGAAATACGCATTTGCACGTTTAATATTTTCTGTATCGATTCGGGCATACTTGTAAATTGCCTCTATAGCCTTTGCTATCTGTTGGCGGACTTCAAATCCTTCTGTGTTGTGGTAGATACGTTTTACAGGAATGGCAAACATGAACTCAGTCATACGCTTTGTAAGCAGCTTTTCAAGGCCAATGTAAATGCGTGATGCTTCTTCTTTTGTCCCGTCTTTGCGTATTTTATCTTTTCGTGTTATAGTATCTTTGGCTATTTCATGGAATGATGGTTCATACGCTTTAATAAGAAATTCCCATGAAGGAACACAAACGGATTTTCTTTTTAAGTCATTGATAATATTATCAACGGGTCGGGCACTGTTTAATATAGCGGTTATTTCGTCCATAGGCATGTTTCGTATTACTTCATACGATTTTTTTTCAAAAATAGCAAAAGTGTATGAATTTCATATACTTTTAAGACTAAATTTGTTTAATTTACTATATTCGCCTGTTTTAGTGTTTTCCAGCATTCTCCGTTGAGCGGCAAATTTGATACAGATACAGTAATATCGCTGACACTCCTTTCAGGTAGCAAGATTTAAGAAATGAAATATATTTCTTAAACTCTACTGTGAGAGAATCAGCGATATTTACTGCCTTTATTGCTATTTTGAATATACATTAAATCTCACCTTATTCCTACTTCTGAAATTCACTATATCTTCGATCATTCTGATATAATCATCGGAATTTACACATGGAGTGAAAGCACGGGGATTGAGTTTTATTTTCTTTAATACGAGCTCATTGTCAAAGTCTTCACATCGATATAGCTTTATAATAGCTGCTACAAACTCCCTTCTCCTGTATATTGGTGAACTCTGGTTTTCACAAAAGGGTTTATAAGCCATTACCATATCTGCTAGTTTGCATGAGGTTTCAAAATCTTTTATAACAAAAAGACCTCTTCGTATGGCACTATGGTTTAGGTGTCTCTTTTTATCATAATCACAAGTCAAAGACATTCGCAAGAAAAATTCGCATATAGAGATTGGGAAATCTGGATACCTTTTTTGAAACTCCATTATCTTCACATACTCTTTTTTACCTTCATCTGCATAGGATTTAACAAAGTCTTTTTTTTGCCAATTCCGAGCTTCCATATTATACATACGCACCTGCTCAACGCCGTATCCTTCTACTATGATGTATCTTATAGGTTTATGTAGTTCCTTTGATGCAAGAAAACGGTTTTGCCCATCTATTATTTCAAATTTTTCATTCACAATAATAACTGTAAATAGGAATTGCTCATTCATTTGAGTTGCAATCTTCTTGTAATGGTCAATTTCCCTATTCCCTTTTTCCATGATATGAAACTTATCGTAGTCGTATGTTTCATAAACAGATGCTATTTGTTTGTCCATTGTATGATAATTTAATTTGTAAATAAACTTTTTATGATAATAAGATTAGAAATCGCAAGCGTGAGTATATTGCTTTTTCAGGCTTTCTAAGGCTTTTTCTGTAACAAGGTATGCGTAATGCTGCTTATGCGCTTGATAGAGCGTGTCTCTTTGAGAACAACAGGCTTATTGAAGATGATTTCATACCTGTTACCACAGTTCGTTATCCGAAAATCAACACTACGCTTGTATCTGTCCAATTCTGTTTCTTTGTATTCACCTTTGGGGACAAAATTAGGATTGGACACCAAGTAGCCTTCTGCTACCAATATACCATTTGAGTTATATACTTTCATAATCGTGTTTTCATGACATTATCAGTAATTTTGCTACCTGTACTATCAAATACTTCTATAGTTGGTCTACCTCCGTTATCAATAGGAGAAATAGCCTCTGATGTTTCATATAAAGTTTCTCCGTCTGTAACCATTATCTGCTTGTCATCTTCAAAACAAAGTACATCTTCACCTCCCCATGATTTTATTATTTCTAACGCTTCTTTATAACTTTCTGCTTCGATAGAAAACTGAGTACGCTCCCAACATGTTACTTTGCGGTCCTGATAAAAATCAAATGTTTTCATTGCTCTTATGTAATATATCTTATTTTATTTCACTTATTGTAAGTTCTGGA